AACTTTTGTAGCGACTGCGACCACTACAAATATCTGGTTGGTAGTAGGTGGTGGTACAGGACAAGCAACTGAATTTGATGATGCTACATCCGCAATCCTAGCCGAACACGACCGCAGTGTTAACAATAACAATGTTCAAGTATTCGGCACAATCACTAAAACGGCTGTAGCAACGGGTGCTGACCTTGTGGGGTACAGTGGGTTTTCTAGTAGTAATTACTTACAACAACCTCACCAAGACTATATGGACGATGTTTCCGGTAATTGGTGTGTTAGTCACTGGGGAAAAACTGCTGGCACCTCTACTCAATCATTCTGGGAAATATCTCAATTAAACAATGACAACTTTGGCTCTGGCTCTGTCCTAGCTTTAATTGTTTCGGGCAATCTTCGTTTTTATATACGGGGCAACACTGGTTCACAAGATTGGCAAAACACTGATGGTTTTTCCATTTCAGATGATGTTTGGCATTTGTACCATTATATAAAAAGCGGGGATATTTTATTTGTATACCAAGACGGTGTGCTAAAAGCTACAAAGTCGTTACTCGCAGGTAGATCTTATAACGAGGATACAAGTGTTCTTCGTATAGGGAAAAGGTCTGACGGGTCATCCTCACCTCTCACAAGTGGGTCTATGGCACTATGGAGATTTAGCGCAACCATACCCTCCTCAGAACAAATCGCTAAGATCTACAACGATGAAAAGCACCTCTTCAGTGAGAATGCTAAAGCCACGCTATACGGCTCCTCAGACGCTGTAGAAGCCCTCGCATACGATGACACTACTAAACTACTCCACGCGGGTACAAGCGCAGGACGTAGCGTATTCCAAGGCTTGAGGCGGGTAGACAATACAACGGACGCTGTAGGCTCGGCAATCAGTGCCAGTAACGGCCTAGTGGCGGAGGACTAAAATGACAGTAAAAATTACAAAACCCCAGATCAATGTCCGCGAGGAACTAAACGATCTCAAGAAACCTACGGGTGTAGCTGGCGAGGCAATGCTCCGTGCGGAGACACCACAGGAACAGTTTAACCTGATTGGCGCTGGGCGTAAGAATCTTATAATTAACGGTGGTTTTGATATTTGGCAGAGGGGAACTTCATATACTGGTGCAAACAATTACGGTAGCGCAGATAGATGGGTTACTTACGCGAGTTCAAGTGGTTTGACATACTCAAGAAGTACGGATGTCCCAGAAGGTTCGGGTTTAGCATACTCCATGACATGCTCTGGCACACCAACGGGCGAGTTTCTTTTATCTCAGGGAATAGAACTACCAGCGGCGGGAAAAGCGGGTGTTTTTTACAAGGGCCAACAAATCACAATAAGCTATTACGCAAAATCTACTGTCGCCGGAGATAAGTTAAGACACTTCATGGCTTTTAGAACTGGATCTACATCTTCTTCTAATCAACAGTATTTTGAGAATAATAGTGATCAAAATACTCTATCTACTGAGTGGAAAAAGTTTTCAAACACCTACACCATTACTGTTGTTCCACATAGCTCTAATCTTTGTCTGGGTATAAATATTAGAAGCCGCAATAGTAATAATAGTGGTTCTACTCCCGCTGGAAACATTTCTGTTACAGGTGTCCAACTAGAAGTGGGTAACATAGCCACCCCTTTCGAGCATCGTTCATACGGCGAAGAACTGGCGTTGTGTCAGCGGTATACATATGTCCTCAATGCGACAACAGATCAACATAATTTTGTTGGAACAAACTACACTACAACTGCTGTTTATTATAAGGCTCAGTTTCCTGTAGTTATGCGAACTGCCCCTACTGGTACTTCGACAATGACAGTGAACACATATTCAGCCGGTTCAACGATAGCATCTGGGGCAAGCGTTAGTGTTAACAATACTTCAACTCTTACCTCTCAGCTAACCAATACAATAAGTGGAACACAAGGGTATGTAAGTCACATAGATGTTGCATCCGGCCAGATTATTTTTAATGCGGAGCTATAATCATGATTATTGAAACAGTAAAAACACAAGAAAATAGCTACCTCGTTAACGGCACTATGTCCGTACCAAATAACCCAGCTAACAGAGATTACCAAGCAATCCTCGATTGGATTAACGAAGGTAACACACCAGAAGGCCCGGACGTTATTGAGCCAGATTATGTAGCTCTACGCACAGGCCCAGAGGGTTATGCCTCTACCGGTGATCAGCTAGGTATGCAGTATGACGGTGTGTGGGAAGACCATGTAGCGGACGTTAAAGAGCGTTTCCCAAAAACTATTACAGGCGGAACTACTATCGGCGATGTACCTCAAGACATCTTAGACGCCGCCGCAGAGAAGTTATTTAATTCACAGGCCGACGATTACAGAACTGCTACAGCCCGTTTAGAGCAATACCAGCTATCCGTAGGACGCCCGGAAGTAACCGAGATGCAACCTACCGGGGAGCAAGTATTCAACGAAGAAACAATGGAAATGGAAGATGTACTACACGAAGTCATCGTCCAAACAGCCATCGAGCCCTTAGATCCTACTGTCGAGATCACCGTCTATGACGAAGAAGATCCGATGGCAGAACCAACTACCGAAACAGTACCTAATCCTCTCATCGTTGCAGATGATGCAGAACGCGCAGAAGCCCAGACTGTAATCGATAATACGCCGGAACCAGTCAAGGAGCATGTAGATAATGAGTAAAGCAAGAGACATTGCAGATTTAGATTTTAATAGCCCCGACATTGACGGCGGTAATATCGATGGTGCAACCATTGGTGCTACGACTCCGGCGGCGGGTACTTTTAATTTAGCTACAGTAGATGGGGCTAGAATAGTTGTTCAACGCCAAAATGATGACTCAAGTATCGCATTTGCTAATAATAGTACTGGAACCGCATCAGGAAACACATGGGCAATTGGCTTAGACTACGATCAATCTGAATCTTTAACCTTTGCTTTTGCTTCTAATGGTTTTCCTTCGTTAAGTGGCAATAAAGTATTCCAGATGAACCAAAATGGTAACGCTACTTTTACTGGTAGCATCACTGCGACATCCGCTACTTTTACTGATGACGTAGACGTAGCAGGGTTGGTAAAAGTTGGTGTTAACAATTCAGAATACGCCAACAACTATATTCGTTTCAAGCCTACGGGCTCGGCATTTATTGATCATAACACCGTGGGACAAGGTATTAATTTTAGGGTTTCACAAACTAATAATTTAGACACTACAGCTTTATCTATTACATCTACGGGTTCGGTGGTAGGGTCAGATAGCTTTCAACTTAGTAGTGGAGGCACTGGGTTTGTAGTTGGTGGTGGGGATACTGGTACAACTGCAATCGGTTTTATGAAAAACGACGGTGGAAAATTAACTCTAGATACGGATGGTTCTCGGGGAATCTATTTCAAAACGGGCGGTGGTATTAGGCAGTATATTGATGGAAGTACCGGGGAAACTCGATTTTACGCTAATGTAGGTATAGGTATAGACCCGGCGGAGATGTTAGACATTAAATCCACTTCCGGAGATGCAAGAATACGCCTAGATGCCCCTACAGGCAGTGACACGGAAATCAAATTCTTCAACAATGGGGTATCCGAATACACTATTGGTCATGATGATACTTCCAATAATTTTATAATTGGTTCAACTAATGTAGATAATCCACTGTTAAAAATAAACCAAAATGGCGAGTACTATACCGGTAATGGTCACGCACAATTGGTTCGTCAATTAGAGATTCCATACAACGTAACAAATGGTGTTTTAACCTACACGTTTGAGTTCATGAATTTATCAAATAAACAAAATGACGTAGAAGGATCCACTAAAAACTCCGCAATGTTTTTTGTAAACGTAAACACTTATTTGAATAAATATATTCACATGGTTGTCACTACTGATTTAAACGCTGGTAATAGCCTATCTTATCAAACCCTTGGTAACATAGGCTTAACAGGATCCGCATCTATTGATGCAACTAACCCCCAAATAACAATTACGATCAATGGTATGTGGAGTAATTCATCCAACTACTCTGGCCGAGTTACAGCTAGTTAGGAGGCTAATATGATTTCTAATATTTTACAAATGCAAGGTAAGCAATTTCGGGCCGATATCGAAGTTGAGGTTCTGTGGGAATGGGCCAGAGAAATAAGAGACGCTGAGTTACAAGCCACGGATTTTTGGGCACTACAAGATAGAACAATGACAGAATCTCAGAGGACTTACCGTCAAGAATTGCGTGACTTCACGGATTCTTACACCCCAACATTAGATGCAAACCGCAACCTATCCCTCGCGGGATTTCCTGTTTATTCTGAGTAAAAATTTTGATAGCAGAAATCAGTGCCATTATGGGTACACTGAATGCAGTAAATTCTGCGGTCAGCACACTCAAGCAAACATCTAATAACGCTCAAGGACTAGGCCAAGCACTACATAGACTTAGTGTAGCAAGCACAGCCATTGAGCAAGTTAAACAAGACAAGAAGAACGGGGGAATACTGTCACTAGCAGACGCTAGTCAGTTAGCACTCGCAGAGAAAAGAGTCGCAGATTTTGAGCGGGAACTAAAAGATATATGCGTACTAACCGGTAACGCTGATCTTTTTAAACGAATGAAGCAACTACAAGCCGAATCTAAGAGAAAGATGGTTCGGGCCGAGCTAATAGCGAAAAGAAAAAAACATAAACGCAATCAGCTTTGGGAGGAGATATATCTAGGTACTGCGCTATTTATCATGTTAGGTAGTTTATTAGCTCTAGCATTGTATATAGCGATAAAAGCAGACCTGATATAAGTGTATTTACCTTGTATAATACACCCTTTCTGGTGTATAATACTGGATAGAAAGAGGTTCTAAGTTTATCCTCTTTATTGCCAACCCCCTCCCTTTACTTCATGAAATATATCGTTCGCCCCCCTACTTTAGAGGACTACGCCCAGATCAATGATTTAGGCCGTTGGTTCCAAGAAAACAGCCTATACGAAAAGTGTGGCTGGTCAGATAAGAAATCCTACTACTGGGTAGCTACAGGCAGTAAGCCTGACACAACAACCTTTATGCGTGTTGTTGAGCAAGACAAGGAAATCATTGGTTTCTTTCTAGCTAACATATCTGAGTATTTTTTCAGCGATAAGTTGATAGCTCAAGATCTAGTGATGGTGTTCAAACCAGAACACCGGGATGGAATAACGAAGTCTATAGTAAATATGCTTAGACAATTTTTTAACTGGGCAGAGAAAAAGAATGCCCACGAGATTTGTATAGGGATTACCAGCGGAATTGCAGGGCCCGGGTACGAAAAATTAATACAAAAACACGGCTTTGAGAAAGTCGGTTTTATTACGAAAAGAGAGGTGTAATATGTGCGGAGGCGGCGGAAGCAGAACAACCAATGTCACGGAAACAGGCTTAGGGGACGATCAATTCGATAACCTACAAGCTGGTCAGGAAACTATTCGTTCGGACATTAGTGGCTTAGGAACGGCCGCTGAAGAAAGGTACAACACTACTGTTGATACTTTAGGGAGTATGGCGGACGCAAATGCTACAGGCTTTGCTAATGTTGACTCTAGCCTAACAGGGCTTGGTACCGATATGAGTACCGGGTTTGCTGATGTTCTTACCGGCCAAGATGATCTAGCTACAAGCGTAGATACTCGTCTAACCCAAACAGATGAGAATATTGCTACCGGCTTTGAAAACGTAGGAAACGACATTACCGATGCCGAAGATTACATAGTCAACGTAGTAGACCAACGAGGTGACGAAATTGTCGATGACATGGCTACTGGTTTCACCACCACTAATGAAAACCTTAACACTGGGTTCAGCACTCTCACTGACACAGTAAACACAAATGACGCCGTTTTGTTGGATGCTACAAACACAGGTTTTGACACTACCAACGAAAATATTGATGCAGTAGGTACTGCTATCGGCGATCAATTAACCGAGACCTCAAGCAACGTCCTAACCGGGCAAGAGGCTATTTCAGCGTTAATTGACAAGTACGGCGGCGACGCGGCTACTTACTATCAAGATTTGGCAAAGGGCCAAGCAACAATTCAAGAAAACCAAGGAACAATGCAGACGGCTTTTGATGGCTATCTAACTGACTTTGGTGATTACACTACCCTAGCCAATCAGACTCGTACTGACCTCGGTAATAGTATCGTGGGCGGTTTTGAGACTATGGGCCAAGTTATGGGTGACCAAGCTACAGCAACCTCAGAAGGATTCTCCAGCGTAGGAGATGCAGTTGCTGACGTAACCTCTGATGTAGCTAGTGCGGCAGATACGGCGGAGACTAACTTCGGTGATATCGCCGCTTCTATATCTGGAGTAGGCACAGACGTACAAGATGTAGGTACAGCAGTAGGTTCTGCGGCAGATGATGCTGATACTAACTTTGGGTCTATAGCTACAGATATTGCTTCTGGGTTCACTGACCAAACTACCGAAGGCGCGGCCCGTAAGAAGAGCTTTGTGGATACACTCGCTAGTGTACAAGATATTTTACAGGCGGATACCGGAAGTCTGAGTGAACAAGTAAAATCTAATTACCAAAGTGTTGTAGATTCATTTGATGATCAAGGTAATTTAATTACTGAGACTGTTACGAATGAAGGTGGTTTAATCACCCGAGCCCTATCCGACCAAGGTGAATTATTTATTGCTCAGTTTGACGCCAACGGTGTTCGTATGGATCAACAGACGCTTGATCTAAACTCATTATTGAACAACGTCTCTACGTTTGAATCTAACATGGATACTCAGTTCACTAGCATCTTCGGTGATGCAGAGCTTGCGGCGGAAAGCCGACAGTCCATCCTTGATGCATTTACTGTTACGGACAGCCTTATCGGCGATATCGGCACAGGGGTTACTTCAGAGCTTACTAATAACTTTGATCTACTCAGTGCCGCATTTGATGAGCAAGGTAACTTCTTGGCAGATTCAATTGACGATAACGGTAACACGATTACTCGTAGCTTGGATGAAAATGGTAACCTCATTACTAAGAGCTTTGACTCCACGAATGAGCTTATCGACGAGACTACGCTCAATATCGGAGATATCTCTAGTCAGCTTAACGAGATGCAGTTCGGTCTAGGTGATCAGCTAAATACAGCGTTCTCTGACCTAGCAAGCGGAAACGCAGATGCTAATGCTAACCTCGTAGCTATCTTAGGCGACGTAAGTGGACAGATTGATACAGTTGGATCCGGCCTTGGTGACCAGTTCACCAGCGATATGGCAGATCTACAATCTTCCTTCGATGCTCAAGGTAACTTGATCCGAAGCGAGATCACTGAAGCCGGTACTGAAATACAGAGAGATCTAGACTCACAAGGTAATTTGATCACTACTGAAATCAGTGCTTCTGGCGAAGTATTAAGCCAGACATCCTTGAACATTGCGGACATCTCATCACAGTTGAACACAATGCAAGCTGGGCTTGGTGATACAATCACTAGCGCATTCGACGGTATTCAAAACTCTTCTGACGAACTACGAGCTAACCTAGTAGGTAACTTGGCCGGGTTGCGTAACATCATGACTACTCAAGGTGATACGCTCGGCGCAGATCTACAAGAGAAGTTCCAAGCATTGTCAGATTCATTTGATAGTAACGGAGACCTAATCCGTACAGCAGTGGATGCAAACGGTGACTTTATCTTCCGTGAGCTTAACGCTAACGGCGAACTGGTTATCAGCACTATCGATGATGCGACAGGCCAATTGATCGAGTCTAATAAGTTTAACGCTGATTTGTTAACTACAGACTTTGATTCACGCTTCAACTCTACAGAAGAATTCCTACAAGCGATTGATAGCTCCATCAAACAAGTTGGTGGTGATATTGATCAAGGCTTACTCGGAATGGCTTCGGGCCTTGAGGAAGGCTTTGCTACTCGATTTGACGAGCTTAGTGATCAAGAACGTGAAGGCAGGAAAGAATTCAACACCCGCCTGTTACAAGTTCGAGCATTACTCGAAGAAGATGTAGCTGACCTCGATGATGGCCTACGAGGACGTATGACAGCCCTAAGTAAATCATTTGATGGTGAAGGAAGACTAATCCAGAACGCCATCGATGCGAATGGCAATATGATCAAACGTACTATCGATGACAGTGGCAATTTGGTTCTAAGTACATACAGCCGTATGAACGGAGCCCTTCTTGACCAACAGGCATTAGACATTAACCGTCTGATGAAACAGATAGCAGACCGACGAATTAGTCAAGGTTCTAACGCAAACATGGGAGGTCAGAGTCCCACAGCAGGAGCCCCGGCACCCGCATCGGTATATAGCGGTTTTGCCTCGCCTTATGCCCAAACCTATTCCTAGGGGGGCACTATGGACGAAAACCAGCGTCTCAGTCGCATTGAGGCTAAACTAGATAAACTATCTGATGCAGTTGTAGCCCTAGCTAGAATGGAAGAGAGGATGGTTACGTTGTTCAATCGCATGAACAAATACGAAGAAAAGCAGGACGAGTTGGAGGAAAAGGTGGTCGATATTGCTAACCGCGTATCGACTGATGGACAAACATTACGCTTTGCGGAGCGTTTATTTTGGATCGCCGCATCAGCCGGTGTTTCATATTTATTTTGGATTGTAAGATGACCCCAACCACTGTATCTCAAAACGGTATCAACCTAGTTAAAAAATTTGAAGGCTTGCATAAAGTCACCGAAGAAGGTGATGTACGAGCCTATCGCTGTCCGGCGGGACGATGGACTATCGGTTATGGACATTGCAAGGGCGTTAAGTCCGGTATGCGTGTCTCTAAAGAAGAGTGCGTCAAACTGCTAACAGAGGATCTGAATGATGCTGGCGCTATTGTTAAGCGTTATGTGAATGTTCCTCTATCTCAGCAACAATTCGATGCCTTAGTATCCTTCGTGTTTAATATCGGAGGTGGTGCTAACTTCCAGAACTCCACGCTTCTCAAGAAGCTAAACCAAGGCCTGTATGACGAAGTACCAGAGCAAATCATGCGCTGGAATAAGGCAAGGGTAGACGGTAACTTAAAGCCACTCAGAGGGCTCACAAGACGCCGTACCGCAGAGGCGGCACTGTTCTCTATGAACACTCCTCTTGCGGACGAAGGTGGTGATCTAATGGCCCAGAAGCCTGAACAGACTGCACCAAAACCTTTGAAGAAATCTAAAACACTAGCAGGGGCCGGGTTAGCTGGCGGTGCTGGTATCGCTACTGAGATTGCGGGGCAATTACAGCCCTTAGTAGGTTACTCAGAGTCGATTAAATACATTTTCTTGGCCGCGTCCTTGGCCGGTGTAGCTCTAGTCACCTACGCTAGAATGAAGGACAACAAAGAAGGTGTTCGTTAATGAGTTTATTGAAAAATATTAATGCCCGTAAGAAGGCAGGGACAAGTCGCTCTAAGAGCAAAAGCACTATCAGCCCTAAGAAGTACAAAGATCTTCAGGCCGGTAAAATGTCCAAAGGCGGATACTCTAAAAAGAAGAAGAAATAATGTTCGGAATTTTTAGCAAAATTAAAATCATAGTGGCCGGTATTGTGGCCGCTTTATTACCCATCCTTTACATCATCGGCCGTAGAGACGGAGCTAAAGTTGAAGAGGTTAAGCAAGTCAAAGCCTCTGCAAAAGCGGCGGAAAACCGGGCCGAATTTTACAAGGAGATGGAGACAACTAATAATGAAATTGAAAGCAATAAGCCTCGTACTAGGGATGACCTTACTGACCGCTTGCGCGACAACGGTCTATAAAACTGAAGTAGAAGTCTACTGCCCCTCAATTAAAACTTATTCAGAGGCTTTTAATAATCGTCTAGCAGACGAAATTGAAGATCTACCCGCTGATAGCCAAGCTATCTCAGAGGCCATTTCCAATTACATCGTTCTCAGAGACAAGATTCGAGCATGTGACGAGCAAGCCGAAGAATTGAAGAGAAAACAAAACAATGAGTGAAACTACCCAAGTAAAACCTGCGATAATTGGTAATCCTAATGCTGTACCGGAAGATATGAGTATAGCGCAGGATACTACTACCGTTATGCCCGGGGGCCCTAGTGGGGGTCAGGGCGCGGTTACTAATGGTAACACCGGGACGGAGGCAAATACCCCGGCCGGTAACTTCGCGGTTAACAACTCTTCTGTAGCCAGTAATTCAGATTACGTTGGTAACACCAATGTTACTGATATGACCACTAGCATTGCTAACGATACAAGCGCATTTATTGATGGACAGGGCGCTAATTTATCGGATCAAGTACCTGATATCGACCCTAATGAAGAAGGAACTAATCTAGATGGTAGTGACTATAACATGGATGCTGACGGCCTTAATCAGGCTGTAGCAACAGGAGCCGTAGACACGGCGTCCCGAGTAGTACCCCCAAGTTCAGCAAGCACATATGATGCGGCTACTACATCAGATCAGGTAGCAAACAATCTGGCTGATGCCGCTACGATGGAAACAAACGAAGATGCTATCGTAGACCCAGAAGGCATCGTCTTAGACCAGCAAGGATTAGCGACAGGAGTTAACGAAGACGGATCTGTTAACGAGACAGGCCTAGCACTTAATTCATTTGCCCACCAAAACATCAGTAACGTAATTGATACCAGTACAGTCGCGGGTAAATTACTTGCCCAGTCTCTTGGAGAAGGAAACTACCTAGATTCTAAGGCTACAGTAAAAGGCCAATTAGAAATTCTAACCGGGGAGTTTGTAGACCCGGTAACAGGTGAGCCCAAAATACCTACATGGGCCGCTGGCATAGCGCGTAACGTATCGCGTTCTATTGCGTTTAAAGGCATTACAGGTACGGCCGCAACCGGTGCATTAGCACAGGCTATGATTGAGGCGACTCTGCCTATCGCTCAAGCGGACAGTCAGTTCTACCAAACACTGACAGTAAAGAATTTAGATAACAAACAACAGATGATCATCAACAAGGCTAATGTCTTGTCGAAGATGGAACTAGCTAACTTAGATGTTCGTACCTCCTTGGCAGTTAACAACGCTAAGACGTTTATGCAGTACGACATGGCTAACCTAGCTAACGAACAACAGACTGCGATCATTAACTCACAGTCAATGGTTCAATCAATTTTAGAAGATGCGAACCAAACAAACGTAGCACGTCGGTTTAACTCCGAACAACAGAACGAGATGGATAAGTTTTACGACAATCTCGGCGCACAGATAGACATGTACAACACCGGGCAAGTTAACCAGATGAGCATGTTTAATGCTGGTGAGCGTAACGACATGAGTCAATTTAACGCCCAGCTAGAAAATAGCAGAGAACAATTCTACCTTGATATGCAGTACCAAGTAGACGCGGCTAACGCACAATGGCGTCAGACTGTAACTCTTACTGAAACTGAAATGGCCTTTAATGCGGCCGCTACTGACGTAAAGAACATCTTAAACCTTAGCTCCGAAGTAATGAACCAGTTATGGGATCGTACAGATTCACTCTTAGATTATGCATGGAGAGAAGGTGAGAACGCCTTAGACCGTGAAGCCAATATAGAAATGGCTAAGATGCAGTTAGAGGCGGCTAAAGCACAAGCTAAAGCCCAGAAGAAGTCAGGCCTATTTGGTGGTCTGGGTAGCGCAATCGGATCTATTGCCGGTGCAATGATCATGACTTCTGACTCCCGTATGAAGAAAAACGTAGTCGAGAAAGCAGAGTTAGCCAACGGGGTTAAACTATATAGCTGGGAGTGGGCAGACGCGGCTAAGGCACGGGGATGGGACAAAGGGCCTACAACCGGCGTCATAGCGCAACAGGTTATGCAAGTTAAACCAGAGAGCGTCTACGCAGACAAAGAGGGGTATTTGAAAGTTGATTACAGAGGTATCGAGCAATGACATTTGAGGAAGCAATAGTTAAATCCGTTAAAGCCTACCTTGAAGGCGACATGCCCAAGGAGCTTATGGAAGCCTCGAAAGAGACGAAATACACCCCTGAGTACTTCGACGAATTAGAAAAAGAGATAACGGAAAACCCAGAAAAAATAGAAGAGGTGTTAGATGAAGAGTAATCCTCAAACGCCAACAGCGGCAATACCCGGGGCTAACTACACTAGCGACACCCGAAATTATCCGTGGCATCGACCACCTGATATTACTGAAATGGATCAGGCGCTTGAGTATGTCATGCGAGATCTCAATGATAGCCCAGATGGGTTTAGGTATATTTCTATGCTCGGTGCGGGAGTTCCAGTAACTCTTGTTACCGATTTTATTGTAACCAAAGGCATTGGACGCGGTAAGTGGTCGCCTGATTTAGGCATACTATCAGCCGGGCCTATTGCTCGTCTTCTTATGATTATGGCTAAGGCCTACGGTGTGTCATATGAAATTGGAATTGATGAAGAAGTTTCAGTTACGAGTGCCCAAACACTTAGAGAATTAAGCGGTGACCCAACCGTAGAAATGACACCTGTTACAGAAGAAGAAGTGGAAGAAGAAGAAACACCAGAAGGTTTTATGTCTATAGCACCCGAAGAGGAACAAAACTCCATGTTGGGGTACGAAGATGAAGAACAACAGGAGGAATTAGAAGATGAGTGATTGGGGCCCTTCTCCGGGAGCAAGTTTTGCGGCAGGATTCGCACAAGGTTTTGCTGGTACATTTGTAGCTGGCAAACAACAACAACAGCGTGAAGACGCAGATCTTGTTAAATTTAATTTGCAACGGTTTGTTAATAAACAAGATGATTACAACAAAGCGGCTACGGCTGATAATGCTACTGTTGACTTAGCTAAGAAATATGCAGAGGCAAACGGACTACCCCCGGATGTCTGGGGAAACCTGTACACGGATTTTAAAGCGGGTATGACGCCTAATCAGATAGACGCTAAAATAGCGAACGGCATATACACGCCAATTAAGAATAACCAACCATCTGTAGTAACTACTGAAACTCAAGTAGACTCTTCAACAGCCAACCAGACGGATGCTCTTCTACAAGAAGATCCTCCACTGACAACGAATACTACCCCGGGCAAAGTAGATACCCCGGCTCAGAATGTATTCCAAAGAATGGGCGGGTTCCTTTCTGACGCTTTTGATAAAGACAAACAAAACAAAAAACGTGAAGAAAGAGTATTAGCAGAAACACTGAGTAAGCTAGAAGTCGAGCAATCTGAATACGACAGGATACTAAGTGGGTATCAGTCACAGACACCAGACATATCGTATGTTTACTCTGCTAATAAAGATCCTTCCAAGCAACCTAAGTGGAAAAGTTTCGCCAATATAACTGTAACTAATTATATTGCTATGGCCGCCGAGGCTAAAAAGAATAAAGACGAGACTCAATCAGAAGCTATCCTAAACTTAGGCCAGCTAATGAAAAATGAAACTGCCGATTTCCAAGACCACAGTACCCTGACATCTAAGAATGCACCGGGGAGATTACTCGCCGCACAAGTTTCAGGATACACTGAGGTAGCTACGACTATTGAAAACTGGATGGCAGATCCTAAGAATATAGACCCGGAAGATGTACCTAATTACAGGAAGTTTGAACAAGCGGTGTCCCCAGAAAAAACTCGGGCTATGATATTCGCCGCAAGACAGGCGGGGGATACTGAAGCAGTCGATGCACTTCTCACACGCCTAGAAGAAATTGATGATGCCTACCCAGATCAAATAGACAAGAAATATATACAGTCTGAATATGTAAGACTGAGTCTAGCCGCTAATGGTGAGAACGCTACAGAAGATGACAAATTGGCGTTTCAAAACTTTAAGAACAACACTTTGCCTACGTTTATGGAGATCTATAAGCGTGTTAACCCAAGCGAACAGCCTCTGGACTTTGAGTCCGCGTGGAATACTTATTACCAACTGAAAAATGATCCTACTGCAAGCCAAGAAGCTAAGGACAATGCTCTTCGTGCGGCAAACGGCGCAATTTCCGCTATGGCACTGAAAGAGCAAGTCGAAGCAAATGCTGGCGAGCGGGTGTCGTTGGTGAAAATCAATGATGATGGTACTTCAGAATTTGTAACGTCAGCTACACCACAATTTGACGCAGACGGTAACACTACCTACATAGACGGGTATGGATCAAGTGTCGGTTCAGGCTTCCGGGTAGTGCTGGCAGACGAAGATGAAGCTAGGGAAAAAGTAATAAATGCTATTAGCACCCGAGTTAAAGCCTATGATGCTAATTTTGTAACTGCTACCGGCGCTATGCGTTTGTATGGTGAACTAGCAGACATGGTCATACAGGATGATCGTGTACTATTTGCTACAAGTGGAGCGGCAAAAACTGCATCTAACGTCCTTAAAGAAGTTAAAAATGGTCTGGGCCTTATCGGAAGTGTGTTTGAAGCCAACCAAAATGGGGAAATGCCAGAAGAAATTACCCCAGAAATGGTCGAAAGACGCCTTCAACAACAAGGAATATTGGCTCAAGGACAATCACTTGAGCAAGCGGCAAGCATAGATACCCTTACTTTAGGAGATAATGTTGAAGATCTAGCGAAGAAGAAAGCGGCGTTTAACGCCAAGCTAATCTTAATGGCATTCCGCGCCGGTGGCCTAGAAGGTCAAACAGGCATGGCTATGTCAAACAAAGACTTTGATCGTTTGAAAGAAGTTGTTAACGCCTCTAAGGATGGTCAGACCTTTGTTACTGAGCTAGGCAAGTATGTACAGGGGCGTATTGATACCCTGCAAGATGATGCAAGCCTACTTCAAAATGACCGTGGTCGCGTCAACTTCAAGAACAGATATGGGTACGATCCTTATTCAGGCAACAGCCCTGTTACAGAATGGAGTAGTCTAACTGAAGAGAATGCGGAGATGGATCCGCGTCTACAGAGAGGCTTTGAAATACTGGCGGGTAACTACACGTTTGGTGAAGATAAAACAGAAGTATCAGTAGCTTTCCCAAAAACACAAAAGGACTACGATAACTTACCTTCGGGGACTAGATATCAATTTATTGGCGCTGATGGCCAGATAAAATTTACTACAAAACCGTGAGATAATAATGGCCCAAACTTCAATTGAAATAAGCCCTTTTGGTGACCCAGCAGAAGAAATAGAACTAAGCCCCTTTGGTGATCCAGTAGAAACTGGGCCTGTTCAAACAAGCAACACTGATCTACCTCTAGAAGATAATCCTTTCCAGATACTCGATAAGATGGTGTCTGAGGATATGTTTGGTCAAGCTATGGATCTGCCGGATCCTACCAGCAGTATGTACAGCGATGTAGAGGGCAGTGCATTTAGTTTAAGTGATAGAGCTTCAGTTGAGAAGAAGATCAATGATCGCTACCAAATGTATGCTGAACACCCTGATGCGTCTTATGACTTAGCCGGTAACTTACTTTATAAAAACCAAATCGTCCCAACTCCTAATGTAGGGTTTTTCACCGGAGATGGTGGTGTACCCGTTACATCCAAAGTGGGGTACGGCCTAAAACGTGCGGGTAAAAATGTATTAGAGCTAGGCGGCGCTGGGATAGAAAAGCTACGAGATGTCGTACAAGAGAACATAGGTGCAGTTCAGGTATTCGATACCGAGGGGAACTTTGACCTAGACTTCTTGAGCCCAACAGAACTAGATCAATACTACACTGAAAACCCGGAAGCGGGTGTTTTTGGTGGGCGTGATATTGGCGCAGTAGAATACGTCCAAGATAACGTATCCGATATAAACACAGACGATAGTTTGGGTGACACGCTTATCACTGAAGGCGCTGGTATCTTAACCGGTGGTGGTCTTGGCGTAAAAGCTATCTCATGGCTACCTAAACTAGCCCAGACTAAGTATGTTGGTGGATTAGCCCGAATGCTCGGTTTTGAAATTGGTGCCGCAAGTACCATGAGTTCGGATGTCCAGACATTAGCAGTCGGCGATAATTCATTAATTGATGATGTCACTGGGGGTGCTTGGACAGAAGCTATGCCTTTCATGGCGGGTATGGAAATAAACCCCGAGGATCCTGAGTATCAACAAGTACTAGACAAACGATTTAACATCCTAGCAGACGCCATAGCTATAATGGGGCCAGCGGAAAGTGCCGTAAGAGGCATAACAGCGGCCGCCGCATTCTCATGGTCTATGACCCTTGGGCAGATATTTAAAGCTGTTAATCCTAACACCGCGCAGGATATGGTTGTAAGAGACATTCTTGATGAATTTGCGGGAGTTACAGGCGACCCGGTTAAGGACAAAGAAGCTAGGGAACGCATTCTCAAGCTGGTCGAAGAGAACAAAGAAGTATTTATCAACATCCCAGAAGAGATGGGTGGAGATATCCAGTACACCACTGACACTATGTCAGCAATCATGAGAGCCCTCGAAAACGACGATACTGAAGCGGCGCGAAAGCTGTATACAACAGCGCAAGGCCTGATGAAGAAACAAGTACAACAAGGACGTGGCTCACCTGAACTAATAGAAAAGGTAAGTACTCCGGGCCGAGAATTAGAAAACGTCACTAACCAGACTGAAGAGGTATTAGGCGGTACAGACGCCATCAATATGTCTAGCGACGGGTTTGCTAGTGCGGGACAAAAGGTTATTGATGATGCTGAAGGCGTAGTAACTAATCTACAGACACAACTAGACGAGGTTAATAACCAAGTCGGTACCCTACTACGAGAAGATCCTACGTTCGGAGAAAAGATTAAGCAGATAGAGAATATCGTACAGTTTGATATTTATGCAGGGCGTAACCAAGCCGCTGACAGTATCGTGACAAATCTACGTCGTGCGTATGAAACGATGACCGATCAAAAGAACAGCCTCTACACAGCTATTAAAGGTGGAGAGATTAACCCGGACGGACTGATCGATGTATTAGTAGATCTACAGCCCGGCCAGATTAGTGCGGCTAAAGAACAACTAAAACCTAACAGTATATTCGGGCGTCTATTAGACGAAGTTGCTTTGACTACTAAGATGGTTGATGGAAACCCTGTTAAAGAAACGCCGGACGAAATGCGTAGCAGAATGTTGAGATTCATAGATAACGAAGGCTTAGACTTCCAGACACTATACAGAGAGATCCGACCAGCCGTAGCACAAAATGCTTCTGATATGTTTGCACAAGGAAACAACGCGGCCGGGCGAGTACTACGAGAGTTTGTATCGTATATCGATACGAAGGCCGTAGATGATCTTATCGAGTTCGGTGATGAAGAAGTAGCTGACGCCGCAGTAGCCGCTAAGGAATACTACACAAATAACTATGCCCCTTACTGGAGAGATGGACTAGCACTTGAGGAAGTAGGTAACATCCACGCTCAGACTGTCGGCAGAACTAGTAAAGACATGGCTAAAGAAGGCGTAGAAATACAAGGGCCTAAGTTTGCTCAAGAAGCACGACAACAGGTCGTAAGCGCACTGAGTGATACTAACCGAGAGTCAGGCTCACAGATTATCAAGCTATTAGATACGGATGGTAACGCCGGGGTGGTAACCGACTATATTATCGGCGACATCATGGGCAAACTATCCACCCGTATTGGCGGCACTACTAAGATCCCAGATATTGATACAGCAGACATTATTGAGTCTCTATCAAACTACGGAACCTTGGTTCGAGAGAACTTCCCTGACCAAGCAAAACGTATTGATGATCTATTAGATAACTTACGAAATTCTAGCCTTACCAAAGAACAGTTAGAAGCTCAGATCAAGTCGGCAACAGACGCCGCTACTGCCGCTAAAGAAAGAATTTACAACGACGAGTTGGCCGCGTTCTTCCAGCCTAATGGTAAAGCTAAGATTAATGGGTTTAAGGCATTTGAGAAGATCTTGAATGATCCTCAGTCAATGCGAAAGGTACCCGGTACAGAAGAGTTTGAAGGCCCACTGGCGGATTTAATTAAGACAGCCCGTGAGTCCGGTAACCCGGTACTACTAGAAGGTATGCAAGCCGCATACGCACGTCACTTTAGAAAGAAATTCCTAGCCGCTACACAAGAGTTAGGCGGAAACAGAATGCTCAAGACAGGGGTAGATACCGCTGTTCGTGATGAGCTAGATAATGTTTTGCTTTACGGCGAAGCAGTATTTGGTGACAAACCCGCACTTATGAATGGCCTAAAGACATTGCTTAATGAGACCGGGATAATTACTCGGGCTAAAGGTGCTAAGTCTATCGGCGCGGGATCTGATACTTACGCTAATATGTTACAAGCCGGTGCTAAACAGGCACTTGATAAATCTGTGACATTAACACTTGGTGTTCTTAGCAGACTAGGCGCACGAGTAAGGGCCGCTGGTACAGGATTGATCACCAACGCGGTTAACAAAAACGGTGTCGCCCGGGTAACTGACGTTATGTTTGCTGACCCGGATGCTTTCTTAGAAGTAGCCCGTAGAGTAACGGAACAAGACGGTAAGGTGTCTACGGCGGCGGCTGAGATATTAAAGACGTATGCTCTCCGTGTAGGAATCTACAACGAAGACAACGAGCCTAGTGACGCAGAAATGCTAGAACTTCTCATAGATACAGAACGTATGTTGAGAGAGGGCAGGGATACCGTCCAACAAACAAAAGAAGCTCTAATTGAAGGCGCTACTACTAAATAGCTGGCGCACTTGGGAAGACTCGAACTCCCGACCTTCCGGTTCGTAGCCGGACGCTCTATCCAACTGAGCTACAAGCGCACATAAAAAAGCCCCCACCTTTGGCCCGTTGGTTAGACGGAGATGAGGGCAAAAGTCCACTACAAAAGGACTATGAGAGGGTATTACGATTCAGAAGCCTCAGTGTCAACTTCGGTTGTTGCTGGGGCTTCTTCCGTTTGGGGCTGTGACGCTTGCTTCTCGAACAATCCTAATTCAAAGATTGAACGGTTAAGTGTCCAGTGCATGAACGGGATATTACTAATGGAACTAGACATGAAAAGATGACCGTCCTTGTTGAAACCTGTGACGATACAACTATCAAACTTCCCTTTGAGAGAATCCAATAATTCATCGGTGGACATGGCCTCTTGGTTAACTGACGCGGATTCTTCCGGCGTCTCTTCAAATTTCTTCGTCATAAATGCTCCTAATTATCTTTTACAAATTGCCCGTTCACCATTTTACCGGTGCGGAGTTTAATTACGTCGTATGCGGCTTTAACACACTCTTCCATTGTGAGGTTCCATGCTTCGGCTTGCATAGTGATCGTCACATAAATATCGCCGATGGCATCTTTGACTTCGTCAATGTTGTGTTCATAAATAGCTTGTCGTAACTCAGCTACTTCTTCCTCAGTTTTTTCTACCTGAGAAAGTGGTTCGGGGTTAGGTAATATACCTTTCTCCAATCCCCATTCGAGGACTTGATTATTCAGAGTATCTAAACTCATACAGACTCCAATTCTATCCGTTGATCATACTACAATACTGTAGTTAAGTAAACAGTTAGGGGCACTACTGTTTCATTAAGCGAGTTTGATTTTGGAAGAACCCAGTGTCAAATCCGCGTTTCCACTCCTTGTGTAGGAATGAACTCTCTTTATACGGGCTATCAAAGATACCCCGGTAGAAGGCCTTCTGGCCCATATCGAATGCCACTTGTAGTGGCTTTTTTTTGGCCTGTCGTTTCTGTTGCGACATAGGTCAAAACTCCTATGATACCGCTCCCCATACCTCGGCCCAATCGCCGGAAAGTGCCCCTTTTGCGTAGTCAACAACCTTGTTTTCAAAGAAGTTCGTGTGTGTGACGCCAAGCATCCCATCAACCCAAGGCAGTGGGTTAGTCTTCACTTTGAAGATCCCTTTCATACCCAGCGCGATTAAACGTCTGTCACAAATGTATCGAATATATTGTTTCACCTCTATTGGGGTGATGCCTTCCATCTGGTTAACGCCGAACGCTAGTCCGATAAACTTATCTTCTAATTCCACCATCTTCTCGGCGGTGGTGTATATCAGCTTCTTGGTATCATCGTTCCATAGGTTACGGTTCTCTTGAACATATGTTCGGAACAGCTTGATCATGCTTTCAGTGTGTAGGGTTTCGTCTGCAATAGACCACGCGATGATCTGACCCATACCCTTCATCTTACCATTCCGGGCAAAATTAAGTAACATGACGAACGAGCTAAACAATTGCATACCTTCGGTGAATGCACTGAACCCGGCAATCTGAGCCGGTAGGTTCTCGTCCTTCTGTAGCTCTTGGAAGAAGTCGTGCTTCTCTACCATCTCTTCGTATTCAAGGAACTCGTTGTACGTTGACTCAGGCATACCCAAGGTTTCGATCAGGTGGCTATATGCGGCCACATGAATAGCTTCCCGGGCGGCAAACGACGATAACATCATTCTTACTTCAGGCTGTGGGAAGTGCGGTAGGTAGTTGTTCACATACGCGCCGGACACATCTATGTCGCCCTGAGTAAAGAATCGGAAGATCTTCGTTAGGAAGTCCTTCTCTCCATCGTTCAGCCGGTGACGCCAATCCTTGGTGTCTTCCAGCATAGGTACTTCAGTCCACAACCAGTGCATTTGTTCGCTGGCCTGAAACGCATCATAAGCCCAAGGGTAGTTAAAAGGCTTATAGTAATCTCGTGTGTCCGTTAACTTCGGCTTTCTTTTTGGCATAATCATCCCTCACATGCGAGACAGACATCCCCATCAGCAACCGCTGTCAGGTCAATCTCATCTTCAATTCTGTTACGTTGAATCTGCATACCGACGCGATCAGCTTTACGGAGCTTGTCAGAACGGCAGTAGTACAGGCTTTTTAGACCGTTCTTCCATGCTAAGAAATGAGTGGCGTGAAGATACTTCACATTTACATCCGGGCGGAAAAATAAGTTTAGACTCTGTCCCTGATCCGTATATTCTTGGCGGTCAGAGGCAAGATCTATCAGCCAAAGCTGGTCAATCTCATTGGCTGTTTTAAATACGTCTTTTACGTCTTGGGGGATATCTAGGTGCTGGACTGAACCATCCTGCGCTGTGATACTGGCCCACGTCTTCTGTGTGTTTAGACCGAATTCTTCGAGCTTAGTTTCAAGGTACTTGTTCCTTTGTATATACGCGCCGGACATTGTGTCTTGGCGAAATACGTTAGCTCGGTAAGGTTCAATACTCGGGCTGGTGTTGCCCATGATAATAGAGCTAGAGGCGTTGGGGGCGATAGCAGTCCAGTGGCTAAATCTACGTTCTATCCCAGCTTTTTTAGCATCCGGGCAGGGCCCACGCCTATCAAATAACTGTTTATCGCCGCGCTTACATTCTTTCTCGATGTGTTTGTAGATCTCACGGTTAATCACCTTCGTCATGACGCCCTCTAGAGGCATGTCACGCTTCTGAAAGTACGCATGTAGACCAAGGGTACCAATACCTATAGATCGTTCGTTACGCGCCGATTTAATGGCCCTAGAGACGGTTTTTGGAGCCTGTGCTATGAAATGATCCAGCACATTGTCCAACATCTCCATAACATCCGGGATAAACTTACGATCTGACTTCCATTCTTCGTAATATTCGATATTTAGGCTGGATAAACAGCAGACCGCAGTACGATCCATTGTCGTAGGTAGAAAGATCTCTGTACACAGGTTACTGCCATTAATCTTCATGCCTTGGTCTTTTAACCAGACAGGCAAATCGTCATTAGCATTGTCAATAAATACAAGGTAGGGCTCCCCGGTCTGGATACGCATTTCTAATAGCTTAATCCAAAGAGCTTTAGCTGAAACGGTCTCAACCACTTCACCATTATTCGGGCTGATTAAATCCCATGAGTCATCGAAGTCCTCATCGCGCATCGACTGCTCAATAAGGTTCATAAAGTCGTTAGTTATGTTAACGCCGTGATGTAAATTAAGAGTACGGAAGTTCTGATCACCGGTAGGCTTACGCATCTCTACAAATGCTGTAATGTCTGGGTGACTAATATCTAAGAAAGCCGCGTAACTACCGCGCCGGGTACGTCCCTGACGGTAGGCGAGGGAGGAGGCATCGTAAACTTTCAAGTGAGGCATTACCCCAACTGATTTATCGTCGGAGCCACGGATACCTACATGGATACCCACACCGCCCCCGAGCATCGATAGCCAGTTTACTTCGGATAGAGTATCTACTAATCCTTCGGCGCTATCGTCGAGGTACGACAAGAAGCAACTGATGGGCATACCCCTTTTGCTCCTGCCGTAGCTGAGGATTGGCGTGGACAGCGACAGCCAGTGCTTACTGGTGTATTCATAGAGGCGCTGGGAGTGTTCTTGGTCAGATCCAAATTGTTCGCAGACGTAGGCGAACCTTTCTTGGGGGCTACTTTCGTCTTCCCGCATGTAGCTTTCGCGGAGTCGTGTGAGGCCGAGGTCATCAAATTTACCATCTCTTTCTAAGTCAATATTAACTTTATTTGTCATTTTTATTCCTAATATCTTTCTGCAACCGGGCCCAACCTTCCACGTTGGTGATCACTTCAGAGATAGGTAGGGTATTATCAATCCAGACATCACAGTCCGCTGAACTAACCGAGGTTTCGGAGGCGTGTTCATCTTCACCTTCGTAGACGGAAATTCGTTCCACCCACGCTACCACTCCGCCATTCTCACGGATTGCTTGTATTTCATTTGGAAAACGAACATCGTCAACGACCACAATTCCGGTCTCTTTGTTCGCCTTGGCAACAAGCATATCTACCCAGATATTCTCGTGCAGTAAGTTACGCCCCCACTCAGTTCCGAGTGTTTGCATGGCGTATCTTGGGGTCTTACCATTCAGCATGTCACAGGCTACTTCTTTAAGATCGCCGTTGATTTGGCCTTCGTTAAAGCCCATCACACGCATCATGTCTTTGAGGGTATCGGCAAAGCGAATAATCTTCGCCCCACGAGTATCCCTCATGTTCTTTGCTACATAGCTCTTCCCGGAGCCTTTCTTTCCACATAGGCCAATAAATAGATCGCTCATCATTGGTCGCCTTGCGGTTTATATTTCGTTATGTCGATTACTTTTGATGAGGACTCTAGCTTTTCGAGTAGTTCATCGTCGGCCGTAAATATGATTTCATTATCGGCTACCGGTACTATGCTGTCATCGAAGCCGGATACATTACGGACTATCTCACCGATAGCAATAATCTCTTCGTCCTGACTACTCATCAATCCAAAGATACCAGCTACTAGGTTCTTAAACAGTTCCTGTACTTCTGGTTCCATTTTGTCAGGGAATTCCCACCCAAAGCGAAAGTCTATTCCTTCATTCGTTTCGTTCGGGACGAGTTCTATAAATGCTCCAATAAACTTATCCGTCATTTTGTTTCTCGAAGTTTGTTTAGTAAATTTAATGAACGCTTTTTAGGCTTCTCTTTCAGCCATTCGTCCGGGATTTCCTTCGACGCAAACAAGAACCCATGTTTCTCACACCAATCGGCGTAGCTAGTCTTGCTACCTTTGCGTAGTTTTCCGCGTGGGTTACTGAACACAAACCGTAGATCAAGTGCGTCTCCGTAATCATCACGGATCCACAGGTGCTTCTTTCGATCTTCAGGAGTGAACCTACCTTTACTTTCGATTACGATGCCGTTCGGCAATACATAATCGGGTGTATATTTTCGGTTCTGGATAGGCATTATGTACGGAATGCGAAAAGGTTCGTACTCTGCTTTTATGCCAGCTTCTTTAAGTTGTAGGCCAATGTCTTCTTCCAGCCCGGAACGGTAGCCGTTAGCGATTGCTCGGCCTCTTATATTTCTGAATGGCACTATTCTTCGTACTCCGCGTACCAATAATGACGGGGACTCTGAGCCTTGCTACCGGTCTGTGGTCGGTACTTAGCGTCCGGCCAACAGGCATGAAGGTAGTTACAGAAGGTGCAGTTAATCGGTAGTCTTTTATTGGGGGTTAGTTGCTTACGGAAATACTCATCTTGTGGTTCAAAGCATTTCTCGAAAGGCGCATCTGTTGTGATCAATTCCACATTAGACGCGATCTTATTCCTGATTGCACGTTTATCTGCATCAGTAAACTCAGCGTCCACCACCTTGATTTCGCCAGTGGACTTATTGACTACAAGCCATCCGCCGGGTTCTTTGTTGGAAGCATCACTGTAGCCTAGTAACTGGGGAACATAGCCAAACGCATCATCCTTAGCCACACCTTCCCAGCCCATCGCCCATTTGTTGTCATAGGCCCACGGGCTTGAGGACTTTGTGTCATAGATCTTATCATCGATCTCGACATCATTCTCGCCAAGGATGGTAGTCTCACCTACATCTAGCTGTACCTTATCCTTACCCCCGGTAATATTTACCCGGGCTAGTTTAAGATATAACTCAACCAATACTTCGGTAGCATCGCCCAACATAAATCGGACAATGTTATTGTAGGGGTTCTTAGATTTGGGGGTGCCAGCTTTTTCGTGCTGTAGTTGGCAAGAGGGGCGTCCCACATTCGACATGCGGATGCGGAACCCATCTTCCCGAGGCTCTAGTTGCTTGCGAAGAGTGTCTTTAAACATCTCTCCTGCTTCTTCAATCCAACTCTCTTCATACTCAACAGGCTCCCCGTTGGAGAGCTTGTCCAGTACCATATGTAGTTGGTGTTCGAGTATGTTTAGAGACATAACGTACCTCTTTTAGGGTTAAGGTACGATTACGCTTCGTCTGCTAAATCATCTTCCAAGTCACTAGATATGCCTTCAATGGCATCGATAGCATCATCCGATAGCTGACTGTCTCTCAGGCTTCTCTCATGCGAGGCTTGGATCTTGTCGTTTTCACGCTTCACCATGTCATGCATAACCTTTACGGTTTCAAAAACCTGTTCGTCCATCGCTAGGGTGTTCGTCAAATCAGGGTCAAAGTTAAGTACCCACCAGATATTGCCGCCACTACCTTTTGTTTTGGTAGCGCCGATCTTGACGGTGTACTCGTGCATCTTACGGCCGCGAGGTAGTTTGTCTAAAAACTCTTCCTCAAACGGATTAAAGTTACTACCCTTCAACATCATGATGACGGGTTGATTTTCAATTGATACGGTCTCGCCGTCCGCGTTCTTGCCTTCGTAGGACACCAGTCCACGGACTTGGCGGAAGCACTTGATATCGCTGTACCGCTTCTGATCCTCTTTAGACATTTCACGCAATACTTTGCTTGCGGGTTTACCACAACGTGTTGTGCCTTTTTCATCCCGGGCTTCGAGCCTTAGCATCGGTATCATCAAGGTTTTGTTTTTGACCTTGTTCTCCTCGGCGTCGTACTGAATCCACTGGAATAGCTGAGATAACGGACGAAAGTTTACTGACTTAGCAAAAACAGGGTCATCTTCGGTACCCTTCACATAAAACTGACCACGGGGCAGAGTCTGACCTTGGTCGTTCTCTTCTTGGTAGTTAATTTTCAGTTCAGGGAGCCTGTCACCAGAAGTAGGAGTATCATTACCACCCATACCCATAGCGGCGGCAATTTCCAACTGTTCACTTTTGCTGATTGTAGTAAGTTCATTCATATATGTCTCCAATAAGTACCTTTATAAGGTTTTTAGTTAAGGTATTATAATGTACCTCAGTTAGTGTAACTAGTCAATATCCAATTCAATTTGTTCCATCCAATTTGGGCCCTGTGTAATTTCGATGTCTAGGGGAAGTGTTAGGTCGTAGTCGTACCGCTCCTTGACCTCTTCAGCTAACCCACCCATAGCCCACTTCAGGGCTTCTATGACCGGCGCATCCTCATCCGGGTGTACGTCCACAACGATTGAATCATGAACCGTCAAGATCAGTCTTGATTTGAAGCCCTCTGCTATGAAACGCTGGTGCGCCCGGACGCATGACATGACCACTAGGTCGGCAGTAGCAAACGATTGGCAGGGGTAATTAACTACAGCAGTAGCATTAGTTATCCTGCCGTTTCCGAGCCTCCGAGCGTTAGGAAAGTAAAACTCGCGGCCGCTAGGTATCCTTACAATGCCATCCTTGAGTACACCGTCCATTAGCTTACGGTGCCACTGGGCGAGGCCTTTGTAGATGTTAAAGTACTCTTTAAAGTAGGCTTGGATATGAGGTGGCTCATTAGCACCCATACCACCATACAACGGCGCGAACGTGTACGCTTTGGCCGCTTGCCTCATAGTCTTATCAACGTCCTCTAGTGGACACTGGTTGATAATAGCGGCGGTCTGTTTGTGTACGTCAAAACCATCTAGTATCTGGCCGATGACAGTAGGGCACTGGGAAAGTTCCCCGGCTACTCTAAATTCTAACCCAGAGAAGTCGGCTTCCATAATCGTGCCACCCTCGAACCTTGAGTGTACGCTTTTCCGTACGGGAAACTTTGAGCCATTGGGTATGTTCTGGAAGTTAGGGTTAGAACTGCTAAGTCTGCCTGTGCGAGTTATACATTGGTTAAACTGAGCATGTAGTATTCCGTCGGCCCGGGTAGACGCTTGGATGTTCTTAATAAACGAGTCTAGGTATGTGGATATAGCATTCAGCCTAGATGTCTTTGTCAGGAACTCTATGGCTTTTAAGTTGTCCTTGGCTTCCGCTTGGGCAATCAATTTCTTGATCGTTAGCTTGTCTGTTTTAAAACCATTTATACTGGCGTCAGTAGGCTGTGTAGGAATAAGTTTTAACCCGGCCACTTGGCCTGTCTCTGTCAATGTGTACCCACGCCCATCACAATGCGTACACTTAGATAGGTTCTTATAGGGCTCACCGTTGACCTTCATCTTCTGTAGTTTGCCCTTGCCCTCGCAAACGTCACAGTGGTTGGCTATGGTCTTCATGACCCGGCGTGTAGACTTGCGGACGGTGTTAGCAAATTTACTAGCATTCATCCGTGGGGGTGGCAGTGGTTTGCCCCGGGCGTTTACCCCAATGTTAAAAGCATTCTTGTGGTAGTTTCTATCTTTGACTGTACGCGAATAAACCACGGCGGTCATATCGACACCACTGTTCAGGTTGATAGGTGTATCCCCCATCACATCGACAACGATAGCATCTAGATCCTTTTCTATCTGTACCTTTTCAGCCTCGTACTGTTCCTTTACTTCGGCCAGAGTATCCGTATTTATGGCGATACCGTTACGTTCTAGTTCTACCAAGAAGAGCAACATCTCATTCATTAGAGTGAAGGTTGGGAGTAAGCCGACGTTCGACTCTTTTAGCAGATCTTTTTGCTGGGCTAGATAGATCTCAGTTGTAGATAGCACGTCCGCATCAGCATATTCGATTACTGTATCCAGAGGCATTGCTTCAAAGCCCACCCCGGATTTAAACAGGCCATCAACTAAATCTGATTTCTTTCGAGTTACATCCCTGCGCTCGGCTGTAGCTTTGAGAGATAGCTCTTGACGTTGTCCTCGTGCGAAGATGTACTCGCCTATCATCGTGTCGTACACCTTTTTTGGTATACTGAAACCTGACTCTAATAAGTAGGACACGTCGAATTTAGCATTATGGCATACAATTAACCCGGCCCGACTAAGGTCTTCCTTCATGGGCGCACTGCTATCGGCGTCTAGGCCATTCTGTTCGTTGTGGTTAAAGATCGCCCTTCGTGCTGGGCCTACCTCTCCATCTTCAATCATCCGCCAATGGGATGAGACTATTTTATTCTTTGGATGATACGGGCTGTTGTCCTTACTTTTGTCCTCACCAAATTGAACCGTTGTCTCTAAGTCCAATACTATTGTTACACTCACATTATTCCCCTTTAAATTTAGTTTCCATTAATTGTTTCCATAGGCTTTCAATCGGGAACAACTGGTCGTGTTCCATCTTAAGTCTGTCGCCATATCCGAAATTTGCGGGGCTACATTCCTGCTTGAACGTCCTACGATCTACCCATCCGTTAATCCGCATTACCTTTGGATCATCGGTTCTCCCAACCAACACAGCGATCTGCGCCCTGAATTTTGGTATCTGATCGAATACCAACGGGCCGAACTCTGTGTTAGTAAACTTCACATCAATCGATACATCCCCACACCAGAGATCTACGCCGCCGTCCGACAGCACGTTAATCGTTGGGGGTTCGAGATCGAATAACCGGGCCACAGCAAACTCTGCCTTGAACCCGTAAATGTTCGCTTCAGTACGACTTTGATTGTCGTTCTCTAATCTCGGCTTAAAGCCCTGCATTTCACAGAGCTTCACCGTATCTGCACCCATTATCCTACTGCTATGGGCGTCCTGCTTGGATAGTGTCACCAGCATATTTACTCCACATACCGGGAGATCTCCGGCTGTATGTTGCAAATTACTGTGCCATGCCAACCACTCAGCTTGTTCTTACTGACGGTTAGATAACGTGATGTGTCGGGCTCGGAGTCATCAACGTCCCCGGCTTCATGCTTCCCGATACCAATACATAAATCTAGCTCGGCCATCTTGCCGATCTTACTGCCTTCCATATCGAAGCCCGATAAACGAGTTCGTCCTTTGGCATCATTACTGGCTTGGCTAACCGCGAGTAGGGCACAGTCAAATTTCTTCGCGGTCTCACGCAATCGACGGTAAAGCTCACGCAGACGTTCATGCCCTGCGTTAAAGTTACCGCCAATGTTTACTTTATCTGCCTGATCAATAATTAGTATATCAGGCTGTTCTTTCTCGACGTAGGCTTCTATCTTAGCCAAGTCCCAATCCTGTATCTCATTCATATCGAACAGGTCTTCAATGTCGTTAAACTTACGCCGGGCTTTCATAGGGTCAGCAATTACTTGCTCCCGGGTAACACCAGCGTGTGCTTGTATTGCTCGGAGCATAGTACGCCCAGTGTCTTCCTCATTACCGAGGTAGATTACCTTAGCGCCTTGTTCGCAGAATCCGCCCGGGCCAGTACATATACTGACTAAGAATGCTGTCTTGCCGGTCTCAGGTAATGCAAACACACACCCAAACTCCCGGGCACCTATCCCATATACATGCCGGGATAACGTGGATATATTAAACTCCCAGCGGTTATCGTCGGTAACACCGGCTAGAAGCTCATGAATATCCTTCGTTGTCTTCTCACCAAAGTCTGTAGGCATGAAGCCTTCTTTGGATCCCTCAAGTAACTGGTGCAATCGCTCCATACCTGTTGGGTTACCGTCGGCCACCTCTATACCCATGTTGGCAATCTTGGTGCCTATCTGGCGTTGCCATAGCCCTTGTATAACTTCAGTTACTACAGGCGGGGAAAGTGGTTCGATGGTATTTATTAGGTCAATGATCCCCGCGAATGCCTCTTGGTCAGCCCGGGTAGCTACCGGGTTCTGGTTCTTCCATAAAGCTAAGATGTCAGCCGGGGTAAGGTCGTGTTGGTGCTTTTCGTGGGCTCGGGAGATCGTGACGTAAGCGTCTTGAATCTCATCCTCGAACAGGCTCTTGGATAAGTTGGCCTTGTTATCGTTATAAAAGTCGAATGATAATAGTGATTTAAGTATTCTTATGTCCATAGTTATCGTATAGTTAAGTTATAGTTGAGCTACACGGTAACACGAACGCAAAACAAAAAAAAGCCCCATCTTTCGACAGGGCCTTTTAAATCGTTTGATAAAATTTATTAACTAGATCGTAACTTCATCTTTTTAATGTCTGGGGTCTTATCCCCTCTACGTTCTTTAATATCGACTTCTGAATGAACCACTCGCGGATTACCCTTAACTAACTCACGGATAGTATTTTCGAGTGCTTCTTGTTCGACAGCCGCTTGCTTATACCCTCCGGGTAAATCATAGTCGATAACAACAATACCTCTACATTTCATTCTCTAACACCTTTGTTATTTCCTCACTTGGGCAATACTTCAGGTCTTTAGCAATGAACTTAACAGTACAGTCTACTAACCCTTGCAATTGCCTTAACAGCTTTATAGCTTTACCTTTAGCATCATTGTCAAGACAAATAATAATCTTTCGGTAGTTTTTGAGACTTTGTTTCTGTTTTGTACTCAAATTAGTGCCTAAAATAGCGACACCAGCGTACCCATCAATGACTCCAACGGCACAAGCAGACGGTGCATCTTCAACAATTACAGCCACATCCGAGGTTCCAACAGTTAACGCACCCGAGGTATCTCCGTAGGACATCCACTTAGGAGTGTTATCCCCGAGGGCTCTACCGACGGCACCCTTACCATCGTTCATCATAAACAAACAACGATTGTCAGCCGGGGCATACAGTATTTTAACCAAGCCTTGGTCGAAGGCGGGTATACACCCGTTCTCTTCAAGATAATTCATGACGTAGGTGTGGTTCTTTGGTTGAGATAGGATCTCGGGTATCCGTCGAAGTGTGAGTCCACGTTCGTTTATCTCTCTTGCCAGAAATTCACCGAGAGTTTCTTTCTTAACACCAACCCGGTTCTTGATCAGGGACAGTGTCATTCCTTTGCGATACGCACCCTTGATCGAGCATGATGCTTTGTAGCAATTCCAAAGAACGGTACCGTCTTTATTCGTTATGCTGAATTTCTTTTTACCGTAACAAAAGGGACAGTCGATTGTTTTCGATTCCCCTTCGCTTACTTTAATCGATTTTATTATCTCGATTTGTTCCTGCCGGTTATACATAAGTCTCCCTTAAAACGAGTATTAGGGGTAGCTCGGCCCCGGAGCGGCCTCGCTTTTTTAACATGGTTTTTAGCATCCGTCAACAGTTTTACTATAGTTCAACTATTACATTAGTTATGCGCTTAACCATTAAACCCCTAGTTAACTCATTGTTATTATTGAACTTCTACCTAACCTGAAGGTCGTAGGTTCAAATCCTACTCCCGCAACCAAGTCTAGTCTAAGTCATTGTTTGCTAAGTGATTTAGAGCGTCAGTAACTATATCAGTGGAGTGGAGTGATCGTTTTTGGTCGTTTTTCCACTCTCCGTTAACCACTACACTAGTTGCTACATCAGTTAATTCCATATGACATGATGTGCATTTAACCGAATCAGGCTCGTTTGGGTAGATGACTCCGCGAGTAGATCTCCCGCAGAAATCACATATTATGAGGTCGGGGTAATGAGGCACCCCTTGCATCCTCACGATGCGAACCTCTTGTTGATTGCGGACGTTGCTAACTTCATTGTTGGTCGGACGTAGGTCGCCAAGATCTCACGGGATTGGTGCCCCGTAACGGCTCTCAGTTCATCTTCTGTACAACCAGCCTCGGCCATCTCGGTTGCACCTGTCCTGCGGAGATCCCGTAGTTGTAGGTGCGAGGGTAGCCCCGCTTGTTTCCTAATCCGGGCAAAGTATTTGACCAGTAGGTCTTTGCTGTACGGCATTGCCGTAGTCTCACAGACCACAATACAACCTTCACGTTCTATATCTGATGAATCGTATTGATGATACTTCTTCAACCTCTCTACGAGCCTAGGAGAAGCGGCTACCCCCATTATGGTTTTAGTCTTTTCCTGAACATAAGCAAACTGACTGTCGTGGTAATTCGCCCACGTTAGTTGTCTCATGTCCCCGGGCCTTGCACAGAGGTCGTAGGTAAGCAAAGTCACCGTACCGATAGATGGATACCCCATCTTGTCGGCTGTATCGATCAATTTAAACACCTGTTTGGGCTCCCAGAGTACCTTGCGAGTAGCCAAGCCGGGTATTTTCATATTACTGAACGGGTTTGCGGGCACTTTGTCGTGTCGGTAGCCTACGTTGTATACTTTCCTCAGTACTTTAACGACGTGGCTGGCTCTATGGTCGCTATATTCCCGCTGGATAAGCGTAAACAGCTTGTCTGCTTGTGTAGCAGTGATGTTTTTTGCCTTTACTTGACCAAATGCGAGTTTAGATGCGTCTAATTGCATCTCTGTGGCTGTTCTTAGCTGTAAATTGTAGAAAGTTTTGCTGTTATCAGCTAATTTTATCCACTCTTGCGTGGTTTTATAGAAATTAATCAAGCCTTCTACACTATCGTCATCGACTTTGATCGTGCCTTCATGCTTGCGGCGGTGCAAACTAAATTCTAGCGCCACTTGCTGGCAATACTTCACAGCATCACGCTTGTTGGGGAACTTCTGGTAACGCAGATTCAATGCGTCTCTTACTCCCCGGGATGGGTTGAAGGCATAAAACACCTTTCCATCCGCCGTTGTCCTTTCTTCTAAATATTTTGTCATTCGTATACCCCTTAAAGTTATGAGTTCGGTAAATACGATAACTAAAAAAAACTGGCGCGTCAACTATGGGTATAAGTGTTGACCTACTAAGGGCATTATAGTAGTCTTAATACTGTTAGGAGTACTCCTCCCGCTCTTAACACTGCGAGGTGCCACTTCCCCCTTAAAATGGCACCACCAAAGGCCCCGGAATATCCTTTTTGGACGTTTCGGGGCCTTTTTTTATTGTGATGAAGGTAGATTTAGTCTTCGACTAATTTTAAATGTGGTGCCCCATATTCGGGACACTTGTCAGGGCAGACTGTTATCATCGCATCAGGATTTTCTCCCGCCCGATCTGCCTTGATGACTACTTTAGAATGGTTTAGTTGAATAAAATCGGCACGATGCCCGGCTTCAGCTATTTCTATGGCATCGTAAAAGTTGGCGATACCCTGCCATGCTTCTTCAATTGTCATTTCGTAACCTAGCGGAGGTATGCTTTTATCTAATACTTTCCTATCATTTTTCATCTGCTCTCCTCTCCTCTCTGGTTTTAAAGAGGTACTAAAAAAAAGACTGGCGCGTCAAGACTAAAATACAGTTACGCCATTATTCCCACATTAATCATACCCATACATATATACATGTAGGAGTGTAATAAAAAAATAAAAAAATAATTTAGCCGGTTTAGCTGTGCCCTTTGTTACTTGCTAACTGGTGGCGCTTGTATATAATCGGGGTTATGGGTTCGCTGTGGTGGCGGCCCTTAAACACTACAAAGGAAATATAATTATGAAAAAAACAAAGCACCCCGGCGCGGGTATTCTTTACCGTGGGCCGTCGGTTCTCGATGGTTCGCCCATTGTTTGCATTGCAACGGTTAAAAGTAACAACGCCAAAACCGGCGGCATGTTGCAAACTTGGATTTTAGCCGATGACCCCGAACGTGACCCGCTGGAAATTAATCGGCTCGGGTTAGATTATGGCATATGCGGCGCTTGCCCTTTAAAGGGTGAACCGGCCCCGGATAAAGAGAAGGGCACCGCAAACAATCGCCCTTGTTATGTCACCCTTTACCATGCCCCGCTTAATATATGGAAAACATTACAACGCGGCCGGTATCCTACAATTGAGCCCGGGGCGCTGGCCGATTATGGGGCCGGGCAAACAATCCGCCTCGGTGCCTATGGTGACCCGGCGGCGGTGCCCCATGCTATATGGTCGGCCCTATTAACTAACGCCAAGGGCTGGACGGGGTATAGTCACCAATTCGCCCTTATTAATAAAAAGGCCCGGGATGTTATCGCGGCCGCTTGTATGATATCCGCCGACAGTTTGGCCGACGCTCGCAAACATTGGGCCGCCGGTCGGCGCACGTTCCGGGTAATAACCGGGGCCGATAAAGTAGCAAAGGGTGAGATTATATGCCCGGCGACTAAAGAGGGCGGCCAGCGCACAACGTGCGAAAAATGCAAACTTTGCCAAGGCTCGGGAACTAAGGCCGCCAATATCGCGGCGGTGGTTCACGGTAACGGGGCGAAACATGCCGAGCGCATTTTGGCGGTTGCCATATGAAAAAAGAAAAAGACCCGCTCGGATCAATCCGGCCGCTTTATACCGTCATTGGCTTTTGTGTCTTTTGGTGGTGGGTGCTTTCGTGGGCCGCCGGGACGCTTTAGCTATTACATTAATAACGCCCTTTACTCGGGGCGGATTAATCGGTTATACTCAAACAATCGGCCGGGGTGGTCTCGGCCGTTTAACTACAAAGGAAATATAATTATGAACATTCAAAACAACAGCAACGTGTTTAACATTGCAAACAATCGCCCCGGGTTTAACTGGCCGGAATTATCCGCCGAAACAAATTTCGAAGCGATACTCGAGCCGATTTATACCAACCGGGAAACGTCCAATAGTTGGGGCGGGGTATATGACCAATTGCCCGCCAGCATTGGCCGGGCCGTTACCCGCTCGGATAATGGCGACGCCCTCGGGGTTGTCGGGGCCCGGTATGGTATCGCCCCGAACGGCCCCATATATGAGATGATGACCGAGGGGGCCGAGTCGGCATTGCCCCGCCACGCATTGGCCGGGGTTACCCTTAAAGAGTCGGCCAGTTATGGCGGCCAGTTTACCCGGATCGAATTATTGTTCGATGGGCTCGGCGCGGATATCCGCCAGCTAAACGGGTCGAGTACTCAGCTATTATTTAAAATCGGGTTAACTAATAGTTTTAACGGTTCGGGCGCGGTTCGCTTGTTTGCCGGTGCTCAGGATCTATGGTGCACCAATGGATGCACGGCCGGGGAATATACCCGCAAAGCCGCCCGCCATACTTCGGGATTCACCCCGGAAATATTCGCCGGGTTTATCGAGGAACAATGCGCCGAATATGTAACCCGGGTTAGAACATGGCAACAATGGGCCAGCAAACAAATTACGCCAGCCGAGGCCGAGGCGGTTCTAAATGCTAACAATATGGCCGGGCGCAAAGTTAAAAAAATGATGGAACAATTCGAGCGCGAGGCCGACGCCCGGGGCCGTTCGGTTTGGGCCCTTTACTCGGCGCTGACTAATTACGCCTCGCACAATTCCGAGCGGTTCGGGGTTCGCAATTCCGGCAAAGTCGATAACACGGCGATAACACTCGACGCCCGAGAGCGCGAAGTCGCCAAGCTTATCGAGTCCGACGCATTTTTGACGGTGGCCGCGTAATGGGCCGCCTAGCCTATATCCTAGCCGGGGCGGTGTTTATCATCGCCCTTGGCATGGTGGGCCGCGCTGACTTTAACGATGAGATCCGCGAGGCGGTTTATTATTGCGATATGGTCGAGGCCGGACACTGGCCGAACTATGAGCCCGGCACGGATTGCGCCAAGGTACGCGCCAGCGCCGCCGAACATTTAACCGAGGGCCGCTAAAATGATATTTCGAGAATTGAACGCAACCGAAACCCGGGAATTTCAACAATGGGCCCTAGCTAATTATGAGCCCGGCGAACCGATAGACCGGGAACTATGGCACCCGGTTATTGTTGCGCAGTGCGACGCAATCAACGCGGCCCCGCTGGTCGATGATTAACCCGGCCCAATAACCGAACCGAGCCCGGCATTGTCCGGGCTTTTTTTTGCCCAGTGTTCGGGGCTTTACCCGGGCCGTATTAATGTAGTAGAATCGAACCAAGCCCGGGCGGTGGTCGCCCCGGTTCCACTACCAAAGGAAATATAATTATGAAATATCGACAAATTCATATCGCGCTTGAACGTCTCGAAGGGTTCCCGGGTTCTTACACAATCCGCCGGGCCCTCGGGTTTATCATTACCCCGGCCCTAGTGTTAACCGGTTATAGATTCTCGAAACGGTGGCGGCATGGTGACACAATCGGCCACCGGCTCGGCTATCTCTTTATTGATACCGTCGGCGCTAACATCCGGGCCGAGCGTTACAGCTAACCCGGCCCAATAACCGAAACCAGCCCGGCATTGTCCGGGCTTTTTTGTGCCCGGTGTTTACTCGGCGCAATGTCGAGCCCATAGCCGGGATTTAACCCGGGCCCATAGGGTAACACCCCCCGGCAACCGTTCGGGGCTTAGGCGTTATTGTGTAGCGTATAGCGTACACCCGGCCGCCCGGCCCTCGGTCGTTTTGAAATCGTCAACACGCGCAACCGGCAACCGGGCCGGATATCCGCCGGGCATATCTTTACGTTATGAGCCCGGAGCGCGTTATCGCCAGCAATGCCGGGGCTTTACCCGGGCCGAGTGATCGCGGTTGTGGTCGATCCGCCGGAAACCTAGCAACGGCGGGGCTTGCCGGGGCCGCCACTGCCACCGGGGGGGGTACCCGTTACCGTATACAACCCTGACCGAATTTGGAAAAATAGGTATTGTCAACGAGACCGGGGGCCCTACGGACTTAATTTGTAAACTTAGTAGGTTTTCGTGTCGATATTTGGGGGTTTTGTGTACACGTTCTGTCAACAAGCAATAATATGCGCCAATTAATGTAATAATAATGCACTTTATTGCGCCAGATAGTTGACTTAACTAGTAAATTTTAATACTATTGGGAATGACTTTAGCAAATGTTGGAGTATTTTCCTTAAATGGATTAATTTATGAGCTTACCTAGCGATACTGCGACGCTCGAATTGCCGATATTGGTTGAGAATGACCTTGAGGTGGATAATGACGGGCGGTTTTTCGTAGTTAGTTACATCTTTCCCAATGAAAGCGATGAATCTATCGAAATACGGATAGAATTTGAGCAAATAATCGATAATTTGATCGATTTCTACCGAGAAGACCAAGGAACGGCCGGATATAACCAGCTTTACCTTATTGCACATGAACTTGATCGCCATTCTCACAATCTTCGTGATGTCGCTGGCCTAATGGAAGGCAAGTTACTAAACGAAGATTTGTTCGATGAGTTTTAAGCCTTTATTTGACCCTAGTTTGATGAATCCTCTGGATGCGACCCAAGTTGGCCGTATCGGAGAGCATTTGGTGGCCGCTATAGTGTCCGGTTACGGATACGAAGTACACCACACGGCCGGAAGTGGATACGACTTGCTCGTAATGCTCCCGGAAGATGCTGGCGTAATTCGTGTAGACGTTAAAACGAAAAAAGCCGCGACAGGTGCGCGGCTCTATAGCATAAGGAAAGGTAAGACTACCACGTTTCGAGAATACGAAGCGGGTACTTGTGATGTGTTTGCGTTAGTCTGCCTTGAGGATATGTCCGTAACATTCGAGAAGTGTGAGGACTACGATGGAAAGAACTCTATCTACCTCAACCGCCTACTCCATAAGGACACATGCCCCTATTCTGCATGGCAACAATCTATAGCTGTATAGTATATAGACCGCCCGGCGAACGCCTGAACATTTTAGCATGAATTTGCTAATCCGTCAATACTCCGCCCCTATTAATTACCTTAACTACGTTATTTCAGGTGTTGCAATTACATCGTAGTAGTGTTATAACAAATACCAGACTAAAAATGTCTTTCCCCAAAAACTCAATCAACCTAATTTACATAAGAGCCGCAATTGAAGCGGCTACTGGCGTCCATTTAAAATTAAAAGATGTCAGGCGCTACCTTCTTGAGGAAGGTCTTATCACCCCGGAACAAGCTCGCAAAGAAGCTACCATCTTCCGTGGTTACAGCGAATTCTATGATCAGGACTACACCGATTACCGGGACGATAGTCTTTCGACCCAAGAATTAAATTTTGATGATGAAGCCAACCGGCGAAAAGTGAAGTTCGGGGAAGAATAAATACTTAGGGAGAGTATAGTGAAATACGCAAATTGTGGTGCCTCTGTTAAATCTAGTGGCAAAGTTAAAAAAATGAACACAGGTGGTTTCATGAAGATTGGAGACGGTCTTCAGAAGCTCGACGTGAACAAGACCGACGATAAGGTCAAAGCTAATAAGGGTAAGGCTGTTAAGAAGACAGCTAAACGTAACGAGCCATCTCGTAATGTGAAATCTCCCAAAGCCCCTAAGAGAGGCGCTCCGACAGGAAGACCTTCTAACTCCGGTAAGAATGTAGAGACTCGTCGTAAGAGAATGTTTAGCTCTGGCGGCATGGCGGAAGATAAGCGCAAAGATAAACAAGAAGAAGAAGCTGAAAAGAAAGGCTCAAAGAAGCCTAAGCGTGGGGAGTTAGTTGAGGCATCTTACGGTAAGTCTGTTCGCAAAAAGAAGAAGTAGTTATGGCTACTAAGCGAGTAGACAAGTCAAAGATGGCTTGCAATAAACCCAAAAGAACATCGGGCGGCAGTAAGAAGTTCGTTGTTAAGGCCTGTCAGGACGGCAAAGAAAAGATCATTCGTTTTGGTGATCCCAACATGAAGATCAAGAAGTCTAACCCTAAGCGTCGTAAATCTTTCCGTGCGCGTCACAAGTGCGATACGGCTAAAGATAAGATGACTGCTAGATACTGGTCTTGTAAGAAATGGTAGAGGTTAATGACTCAACGGCCATTACGATCCCTATCCGTAACTTAATAGCAATGATCATCGCCTCGTCCGTAGCGACGATGGCGTATTTTTCCATGCAGGAAAGGCTCAACACTTTAGAACATAGTCTAGATAAGAGCCAGATGGAGATAGAACTTAACAACGAGTTTAGAATTAAATGGCCTAGGGGAGCCCTCGGTAGCCTTCCGGCTGATGCTCGGCAGGACATGCTTATTGAAGGCGTCGAGCGAGATATACAAGATCTTAGACAGATACAAGAGCAAGTGCAGGAGTTGACCATAAGATTAGGAACCCTTGAGGCTGTGAGGGACGCGGCCACCAAGGATATAAGTAATAATGAATAATCGGGTATGGGGGAATGGAAGTAGATCTAAAACTACTAATTACATTAGGGGGTATGTTAGTTAGTGTCGTTTCAGCGGCCGCTATTGCGCGTCAACAGATAAAAACCCTAGAAGAAGAACTCCACGACGTTAAGAAGAGTTACCACGATTTAGAGTTACGAATGGATCGTAACGACATGACTACAAAGCTGACCGAAGATAAATTAGCAGTGATAGTCGGCATGAACTCTCCAGACAATAAAGAACGTCTAGCCAGAGAGTTAGAAGGTTTCAAAAAGGATATAAGTTTCCTTTCAAAAAAGATTACAAATCAATGAGTGAAGAGAAAAAGTACACAGACATGCAAGAGGCCTTCTTAGAGGCTCTTTGTGGCGAGGCGCGAGGCAATATCCGTGAGGCTATGAATATGGCTGGGTACTCGACGAATACTCGTATCAATGAGGTTGTAGGCCCGTTGCGTGATGAGATTGTAGATCGTGCTAGTATGGTCTTGGCGATGAATGCTCCCAAGGCAACTTACAGCATGGTTGATGTATTGAATGACCCGGGTGCTATGGGGGCGAGGAATGCAGTAGCGGCGGCTACGCAGATCTTGGATAGAACCGGGCTGGTTAAAAAAGAACAGATAGAAATTAAAGGGCCAGAAGGGGGCGTATTTATTTTACCACCGAAACAGGTGTCCCCAACCGATGACGAAGACGAATAATTGGCCTGATAAGAAGCGACCTAATAAAACATCTAAGGTACCCTACGGATACAAAGTAAGCGAAGATGATGTTTTAGTAGCAGTCCCACATTGGGAGTTAATAGGCTTTATTGAAAAAGCTATGGATTTCCTAGATGATGGGAACTCCTATAGAGAGGCCGCTAGATGGCTAAGTGAGAATTCAGGACATGAAATATCTCACCAAGGTTTAGCTAATATATGGAAACGGCATAGGGGTGATAAGAACCCTCGTATTAAACAGCTTGCGACCCGCAAGCGAAAAAATGCGCCGAAGACTAAGGAAGAGCGTGAACTACGCGATCTTAAAAAACGAGAAGCGGCGACTAAGCGAAGTCTTACCGTTACTAAGAAAAAGATTGATGCAATAAGTGGGACGGAAGAACCCCCACCAATCGAGCCAACGACATTACAGTTCAGTGATACACTCGACTTTAATGCAAGGCCAAAAGAACAAACAGTTATCTTCGCACCCAACCCGGGGCCGCAAACAGAATTTCTCGCGGCATCGGAGAGAGAAGTACTATACGGCGGAGCGGCCGGTGGAGGTAAGAGTATCGGACTCCTTGCAGACCCGATGCGATATTTCTCCAACCCAAACTTCAACGGACTTATTCTCAGAAGAACCAACGACGAACTTCGAGAACTAATTTGGAAGTCACAAGAGATGTACGTCGCGGCATTTCCCGGCGCTAAGTGGCAAGAGAAAAAATCACAATGGGTTTTCCCTAGCGGAGCAAGACTATGGATGACCTACCTAGAAAGAGAAGAGGATGTATTACGTTACCAAGGTCAAGCATTTAGCTACATCGGCTTTGACGAACTTACGCAACATTCTACGCCGTTTGCGTGGAATTATATGCGATCACGTCTTAGAACCACTGACCCCGATTTACCGATCTTTATGCGAGCTACTACGAACCCGGGTGGCCCCGGCCATTCGTGGGTTAAGCAAATGTTTATTGATCCTTCTCCGGCGAACCATTCGTTTCATGCTAAAGATCTGGAGACAGGCGAGACCTTAGAATACCCAGAAGGGCACGAGAAAGCAGGGAAACCTCTTTTTGATAGACGCTTCATACCAGCAACTCTTAAAGACAATCCCTATCTGTACGAAGAGGGTTCCTACGAGGCTAACCTTCTTTCGCTCCCTGAGATGCAACGCCGACAATTACTGGAAGGTGATTGGGCCATTGCCGACGGAGCGGCGTTCGGAGAGTTCCGTTCCAACGTCCATGTCGTGGATCCGTTTGAGATACCACTAGAATGGAGACGGTTTAGGTCATGTGACTACGGGTACTCATCCTACTCGGCAGTACACTGGTTTGCGATAGACCCAGCGTATGAAACTCTGATTGTTTACAGAGAGTTATACGTCAGCAAACACACAGGCAAGGACTTAGCTAAAGCGGTCATGGAGCTTGAAATTGGCGAACAAATAAGTTATGGTGTGCTTGACTCTTCATGCTGGCACAATCGAGGCCAGATTGGCCCATCCATAGCAGAAGAAATGATTTCGATGGGATGCAGATGGCGTCCATCGGATAGAAGCGCAGGAGCCCGGGTAGCGGGTAAAAACCGGCTTCATGAACTACTCAAATATGACGAAGAAGCAGAAACCCCCGGCATCGTATTTTTTAATAACTGCCGCCAGATTATTGCAGATCTTCCCGTCATTCCCGGCGACCCCAAGGGTGGGGACGATATTGACGTGAGATACCGCAGTGACCACACCTATGACTCCATACGTTACGGCGTCATGTCTAGGCCACGCGCCGCATCCCCGTTTGATGATTGGGGACAGAAAAATACTCAGACTTGGAGACCCGCGAGTCGTAAATTTGGATACTAAATAAATGGCAATTGTAGACCGACCAGAAGATATAAATTTAGAGGAAACCTCAATCGGATTAGAGGACGGTACTCCCGAGGATAATGCGTCTCTGGGCGGATTGATTGGGTGGATCGAAGGCAGATATAATCGATCAAACGATGCGAGGCATTCCGATGAAACACGATGGCTTACTTCATATAGGAATTATCGTGGTTTATACGGCCCTGATGTCCAGTTTACCGAACAGGAAAAGAGTCAGGCATTTATCAAGATCACTAAGACCAAAGTTCTTGCGGCCTATGCTCAAATTGTCGATGTGCTTTTTGCAGGGAGTAAGTTTCCTATTGGCATTGAGCCTAGTTACAAGCCTCTGGGTGTTAGTGGCCCTATGCACTTTGATCCAAAGGAAGTTACTGAGGATAAGCTAAATGAATTAACCGGCGGTAGTGGGCCAAAGAACCCGACTATTGCACGACCAGAATTACTAAAAAGATCCGGCCCATTCCAAGATCAACTTGGTAGAGTAGAAGATAAGCTACGCGAAGGCCCGGGCAAAACACCAACGGCTCTAACTTTTGAGCCAGCAAAAGAAGCCTCTAGGAAAATGGAAAAGACTATCCATGACCAGCTAGAGGAAAGTGAAGCAAACAAACATCTACGTTCCGTTGCTTTTGAAATGTCACTGTTTGGTACAGGCATTCTCAAAGGCCCATTTGCGTTACAGAAAGAGTACCCAAATTGGAATGACGAAGGAACGTATGATCCCGTGTTCAGGACTATTCCAAAAGTGGAATCTGTAAGTATTTGGAACTTCTATCCAGACCCAGATGCCCGGAATATGGCAGAAGCCGAGTACGTCATAGAACGTCACAGGCTCAACCGCTCTCAACTGAGAGCCCTAAAAAAACGTCCTTTCTTTAGACCAGAGGCAATTGATGAGGCGATTGATTTCGGCCCGAGTTATACTCCACACTACTGGGAGGACACATTAGAAGACAGTGATATGTCATCTTCTATAGAACGCTACGAAGTACTTGAGTACTGGGGCGTCGTAGATTCTGACATCGCTGAAGAAGCTGAACTGGAATTACCAGATGAAGTAGTTGACCAAGACGAAGTACAGATCAATGCATGGGTCTGTAATGGTCAGGTCATCCGTTTAGTAATTAACCCGTTCACGCCTACTCGTATTCCATACCACTCAGTACCATATGAGTTAAATCCATACTCGTTCTTTGGTATTGGTCTGGCTGAGAATATGGAAGATACACAGGAGATCATGAATGGTTTCATGCGTCTTGCTGTAGATAACGCCGCACTATCATCTAATCTGTTAATCGAGATTGATGAGACAAACCTAGTACCGGGACAGGACATGTCAGTTTACCCGGGTAAGGTATTTAGGCGTCAGGCGGGTGCGCCGGGACAAGCCATCTTTGGCACGAAGTTCCCGAACGTAACCGGCGAGTGTATACAAGTTTTTGATAAGGCTCGACAGTTGGCAGATGAAGCTACTGGTATGCCTTCCTTTGCTCACGGTAGTACAGGCGTGATGGGTGTCGGTAGAACCGCATCCGGTATGTCTATGCTCATGGGCGCGGCGGCACAGAATATTAAAGCCGTTGTACGAAATGTTGATGACTATTTGTTGGCTCCTCTTGGCCGATCACTATTCAGTTTCAACATGCAATTTAATTTTGATAAATCTATTAGAGGGGATCTCGATGTCGTTGCCAAAGGTACAGAAAGCCTGATGCGAAACGAGGTACGTTCCCAACGTCTGTTGCAGTTTATGCAGATGACAGGAAACCCCAGCATGGCTCCATTTGTTAAGTATGACTACATCTTGCGTGAGCTTGCGGCCAGTATGGATCTGGATGAGGACAAGGTTCTTAACGATCCACGAGAAGCGGCAATACAGGCAGAGATGATGGCGGCTGTAGCGGCGTTGATGCCACAACAACCTCCACAACAACAGCAACAAGGGGCACCTAATCCAGAAGACCCAACAGGTAATGGTGGCGGGAATATAGCTCCCGGCAATGCACCAGAGCCCGGCGCTCCCGGATTCACGGGAGAAGGTGGAGGAGATAACGGAGGGGCACCACCCCCACCACCACCTGAAGGCCAGCCTCAATAATGGAAAAAGTTTTAGCGAAGACAATACTACCTTTAGTCAATGACGTAGAGAAGTATGTGATACTGCAAGAATACATTGATAATCGTATTGAGACGATGCGGTCATTTTTAGAGAATACCAAAGATCACGACAAGATATTGGAAGTACAAGGGGCAATTGCAGAATTGCGAAGATTCCAGACGTTGCGTGACCAAGCTCTGGAGGGAGCCAAATAATGCATAATTACCCTGAAGATATGATGTTAGGAGGATGCGGAGATCCTATGTGCCCCGAGTGCGGTGGCATGATGGTTGGGATCGATGAAATCTCCGGCAACCCAATTCCCCCCGGATCAAACGAAATGAATGTCCGCGATGATATACCAGCGGCTTTGAGTGATGGTGAGTACGTCGTTCCAGCGGATGTTGTACGTTATCACGGCCTGAAAACTTTTATGGCCCTACGCGATGAAGCAAAGTTTGGTCTCATGTCTATGTACATGGAAGGACAGATCCAAGAAATCGAAGACGAAGAACAAGAGATGATACCTTGTCCAGAGTGTGACGGCGAAGGCTGTGAACACTGTGATGGGCTAGGATACCACTACGCAGAAGATAGCTACGAATGTTGTGGCGAAGAAGACTGCGACTGCCCTTACGAAGAAGAAGATATGCCTAGTTACAAGGATAAGATGAGTGAGATGACTGACCTGAATTACGACGGTCAAGAAGAGTACGAAACCGAGGAAGGTAACGTAATCGAAGAGGCAGTGTCCGAGATCGAAGAAGAAACAATGGAAGTCGAAGAGGAAGAAGACTCTTCAGACGGCAAAAATACTTATCGTCCCAGTGTGAAAATCGCTGTGATGAAAAGGTAATTTGCGGCCCGGGCTACCCGCATAAACCACTAGCTTCGGCTAGTCTACTTTAACGGCCCCCAACGGAGAATGTATGGCTAAGTATAGAAACGCCTATCGGGATGAACCCGAACAGGTGGAAGAAGAGGTGCAAGCGGCACCCCAAAAAAGCGCAACCCCACCACCAGCTAATGCTGATGAAGAAACCTTCAAGAAACGCTACGGTGACCTTCGTCGCCACATGCAACAACAAATGTTGCAACGTGACCAAGAAATCGCTCAGATGAAGGCACAACTTAATGACGCAACACGCGCTCAGATTAAGTTTCCTAAGACTGAACAAGAAGTCGAAGCGTGGTCAAAGAAGTACCCTGATGTTGCTAAGATTGTAGATACAATCGCTCAGAAGCGAGTTCAGGAAGCTGTCACAGATGCTAAGGTTGAATTTGAGGAAATCAAAAAGCAACAACAAGGCATCAAGATGGAAAAAGCGATGCTAGAACTTAAAAAGCTCCACCCGGACTTTGATAAGATTCGAGCAACGAAAGAGTTTCATGATTGGGTCTCGGAACAACCAAAGAATGTCCAAGACTCTCTCTATAAAAACAATACCGATCCTCGATCAGCGGCTAGAGCTATTGACCTCTACAAGTCTGATAAAGGCATCCGTAGAGTAAGATCCAAGAATTCCAGTGCCGCCGCTCAGGCCATTGGACGAAGTGGAGTAGCCGCTCCAACAAGCGGTAAAGCCACTTTCACCGAAAGTCAGGTACAGAACATGACTTCAGCCGAGTACGAAAAGAACGAAGCTAAAATCATGGAATCAATCAGTAAAGGGCTGTTTGAGTATGATGTAACTGGTGGAGCGCGTTAAACCACTTGCTAAGACCTTAGTTAATGTGGTATAACAACCTTAACAAATAGAGCCGAAATCTATGTAATTCTAAAGTCTAACTTTAGTTTTATCATATTTTCCTACCTCACCCTTCCCTTAAAATTTCAGAAGAACACTCTAAAGTTACCTAAGTATCTTTGGCCCTTCACTCGAAGATACCCGAAAGAACTTAGCCCTTAATGAAGTATTCCCTTCTGTTTCGTTCCAGCACTAGTGGCGTAGTTCAACAATAGTTGAGCAATCCACAAAATTTTAGTGCTGATTTAACTTAACATCTATAGGAGATGCATTATGGCTTTTCAAAAAGCGTCGGGCTATACCAACCTACCTAATGGTAACTTTAGTCCTGTAATTTATTCCCAAAAAGTCCAAAAGGCTTTTAGGAATACATCAGTGGTGGAGGACATCACAAACACTGATTATATGGGTGAGATCGCTTCTTATGGCGATAGCGTCAAGATAATCAAGGAACCAGAAATCACAGTTTCTGATTATGCCCGTGGCACAGCAGTTGCGGCGCAGGATCTGAGCGATGCTGATTTCTCACTGATCATCGATCAGGCGAACTACTACATGTTCAAGATCGACGATATCGAAGCCGCACACAGCCATGTTAATTTCATGGACTTGGCGACTGACCGTGCCGCATTTAAACTGCGTGACACTTACGACCAAGAAGTATTAGGTTACTTGTCTGGTTTTGAGCGTAACGCTGGTGGTACTGCATGGATCGCACGTTCGGCCGCTAACGGTACTAAGGCTGACTCAGCCGCTGGTGCTGACGAACTGTTGCTTGCTAACAAGTTGGACATCACTGATTTCGGTGGTTCTGATCTTGGTGGTTCAGCAGATGCTGATACTCACGCATTAACTTCTATCCCTCTCGCCGCTGGCGGCGGTGCTGGTGCAATCACTAGCCCTCTCGCAGTTCTTAACAGAATGGCGCGTAAGATGGACGAAGCTAACGTGGACTCAGCAGATCGTTGGTTCGTTGCAGACCCAGTGTTCTATGAGCTATTGATGGATGAAAACTCTAAGTTCGTTGACGCCGATTTCGGTGGTGGCGATGAGATCCGCAATGGTCGAGTAGGCAGTGGTCTTATCCGTGGCTTTAAAGTGTACAAGTCTAACAACTTGCCATACTTCGGAACTGGTGCAGGAACTTCTGCTTCAGCCGGTTCAGAAGAGAACTTTGGTGTAGTTGTAGCTGGACACCAGTCTTGTGTAGCTACTGCACAGCAGTTGGCTAAGACTGAAAGCTACCGCGATACTGGCTCTTTTGCTGATATCGTTCGTGGTATGCAGTTGTATGGTCGTAAGATCCTTCGTCCTGAAGGTCTGATGACTGCTCATTACAACTTAGCGTAACTGAGTTAGGGGTAGCCTTCTTCGGAGGGTTACCCCTTTTTTATCTTAATTTAGAGTAATCTAACCAATGTCATCTACTTATCTTAGCCTCACTAATAAACTGCTTCGTAAGATTAACGAAGTAGAAATAGCGGAAGCTGATTTTGCAAATACGCGAGGTGTTCAGACCCTTGCTAAAGATGCTATTGCCGATGCTATTGGTCAGATTAACCAAGCAGAATACGAGTGGCCTTTTAACGCCGCTCAACACACACAAGTTTTAGCAATTGGTCAGGAGGAGTATTCTTGGCCTGAGTTCTTCAAGGTCGTGGATTGGAATACATTCCAGATTCAGAAGAACGAATCTCTAGGCGTCGAACACAAGATGCTAGAGTTTATGGATCGTGATGTTTACTACAAGCAGTACAAAAGCGCAGATGATGACGCGGGTGCTGTTGGCATACGATGCCCGGAGTTTGTAGCTCCTTCACATGGTAATGGGTACATTGTAAGCCCTTCACCAGATAAGAATTATAATATTCAGTTTAAGTACTACATGAATAACGTAGGCTTGAACGGACACTCTGATCAAACAAGAATTCCTAACACATACGACAATGTGATTATCGATGGGGCTTTGTACTACATGTACATGTTCCGGGATAACCCCGAAGCCGCTGGAGTATCTATACAGGTTTTCCAACAAGGCATTAAAAACATGCAGGGTATTTTCATTAACAAATACGAGCGCGTTTACGACACACGGATCTCTAAAAATTCTAAATTGAGCCCCGAATACATAGGTCTCTAACATGGCAGATCGCGTACAGTCCTACAAAGTTATATGCGGTGGGGGCCTCAACAGTAACGAAAATCATCTTGATTTAAGTGAAAACAGCCCGGGAGCCGCAACAAGATTAGTTAACTATGAAGTTAGCTTGTTTGGTGGATACCGAAGGGTAGAGGGTTTTACTTCTTACAATGCAAACGCAAATCATCAAGAAGTAGATCCGACTAACGCTGAAGGTAAGATCCTATCAGTCTCTATCCACAAAGATGACAACCTAGATTCAACAATTGTTATAGCATCTAGAAAAGTCAAAAAGTTTACTTACACAGCTACGGCAGGACAAACAGTTTTTAGTGGGGCGGATTCTAACGCTCGAACACTAGCAAACAACAACACGTCCAACACAATAGTTAAAAAGACCAGTGGCAGTACAACTACCACACTTTCTGGAAGCAGTGACTACAGCCATGATGCTACCAGTGTGACACTGGCTTCAGGAGCTTCGGCTGGCGACATAATCGAAGTAGATACCAACGAATATAAGTTTTACCGATATGTACCTTTTGCCGCTTGGGCTGTTTATAACACAGGCATAGTACACAAGTTTAAAGACGGTGTTAGATCAGTTAAAAAGTTACGTTTTGTAAGTTTTAACTTCGGGGATGGTAACAAGATTTGTTTCGTAGATGGTGTTAATAACGCTGTCATATTTGACGGAACTAACTGGAAGTCTATCAGCCCTTCTAACTCAGGTGGAGCATCAAGTCCCGGCGGGTCTAGTGCTTTGGAAAGACCAGAGTTAGTAGACGCATTTGAGAACCATTTGTTCTTAGGCGGAGACAGAGTAGCCCAAGCAACAATTGCTTATTCCGCACCCCTCGATCCTCTTACCTTTACTGCCGCCGCTGGCGCTGGACAGGTAGCAATCGGTTTTGACGTAGTACAGTTCAAACCTTTCCGAGATGACTTATTTGTTTTTGGTACTAATGGTATCAAGAAAGTTTCCCCCGACGTAACAGCCGGGTTTGTTCTAGACCAGATCACAACCAACGTAGGTTGTATTGCGAGAGATTCGGTGTTGGAGTTAGGGGGTGATCTTGTCTTTCTAGCACCTGATGGATTACGGCCGGTAGCGGGTACAAGTAGAATTGGTGATGTTGAATTAGAAACAATCTCTAAACCAATACAACAACTACTGACAGCCCTACCACAAGATTATGATCTAGAAACACTCAACGGAGTAGTCATCAGAAGTAAGTCTCAATTGAGATACTTTATAGGCGATGACAGCATATTCACCCAAGACAGCTTCGGTATTATCGGCGGTCTTAGATCCGCAGACCAGAGATTGGGATGGGAGTTTGGTGAATTAGTTGGCATCCGGGCGAGTTGTTGTGACTCCGCTTATGTGGGTTCCAGCGAACTAGTTATACACGGGGATTACAACGGTAAAGTCTACCAGCAAGAGAAGACCAACCAATTCGACGGTGCAGATATTCTCGCCGTATACGCAACCCCATTTTTTGATTACGGCGACACCGAGGTCAAAAAGACCATGCGTAAAGCCAACACATTTATTCGTGCTGAAGGCCCACTCACTTTGAACATGGCTGTGACCTACGATTGGGAAGATCCCAACACAGCAAAGCCTAGTTCTTATTCGCAGGAATCGTCGGGCGCACCGGTACGATATAAAGGGAAAAATATTAATTATGCCAGTACAAATACCAACTACGGGGGCACCGAGAAGCCCATCGTTACAACGAGCCTACAAGGCTCTGGATACGCATGTCAGCTTACCTTCGTTACTTTGGGGGATTTTGCCCCTTATAGCATACAAGGTATTGTTTTTGAATTTAGCATCGCAGGGAGACGTTAATGGCGGGATATACTAGACAGTCAGTAGCGGACATTATCAACGGTGCGAACATTACCGCGCCACCACTTAATGCAGAATTTAATCAGATTCTAGCCGCTTTTAACTCATCAACCGGACACTCACACGATGGCTCAACAGGGAATGCACCCAAGATACCGCTTACTACCTCCGTATCTGGTTATCTTCCTGTGGTTCACGGTGGTGTTGGCGGACGTAACAACACGACTGCCACGTCCGACCCCACAACCACCAATGATAACACTGAGGGCTACGCCCCCGGCTCGATCTGGATCAATGCCACAACCGGCTACTCTCATCTTTGTTTATACAACACAACAAACGCCGCTAACTGGGTAACTATTGCGGCTATAAGCAATACTAACATTATTGCTCCCAAGGCCACGAATACCGTGGATCTGGGCACCGGCACACTTCAGTTTAAAGATTTATATGTCGATGGAATAGGATACATTGATGATATCAACGCCGAGACTATGTCTAGTACAGGGAATGTTGATGTTGGTGGTAACCTGACGGTATCTGGTGCTGTCACATTTACTACTTCGGCTTCCATCGGTGGGGCCACTACCCTAGAGTCTTTAGGTGTAACTAACAACTTTACTGTAGGCGGCACGGCTGGAATTACCGGCAATGTCACTATGTCTGGTGATGTAACCATTCATGGCTCAACCATCTTAGGTAATGCGGCTACCGACACAGTTGAATTTAAGGCAGACGTATCTTCTGATTTAATACCTTCAACGGATGACACCCACAGCCTTGGGGCCGTGGATAACGAATGGAAAGATTTATTTATTGATGGGGTTGCAAACATTGATAGTCTTGTGGCGGACACCGCAGACATCGATGGCGGCACATTAGATGGTGTAGATATTGGGGCGGGTACCGCCTCGACTGCTAATTTTACAGGTTTAACTGTTTCATCTACAGCCTCGTTTACTGGAGTTACAACAGATGATCTAGGTACAGTTACTACGGCAGATATCGACGGCGGTTCTATCGATGGTGTTACCATTGGTACCAACAGTGTCGTAACAGATCTCAAAGTAGATAATATACAGATAGACGGCAATGCGATTACCAGTACTAATGATAATGGTGATATTGATATCACGCCTAACGGTACAGGCGAAGTCAACATATCTAAGGTAGATATTGATGCCGGTGCAATTGATAACACAACTATTGGTGGAACTACAGCCGCCGCCGGGTCATTCACAACAGTTACAACTTCAGGACAGGCAACACTAGCAACCGCAGTTATCTCTGGCGGTAGTGTTGATGATACGCCAATTGGATCCACGACTGCTTCTACTGGTGCCTTTACTACAGTTACAGCATCTAGTGGAATTACTGGCGCTCTTACAGGTAACGTCGCCGGAAACGTCACAGGGGATATTTACTCCGAAGACGGGTTAGTAAAAATTCTTGATAATGGTAGCGACGGAACAGATGCAACTTTTACCGGGGCTGTAACAGGAAACGTCACAGGTAATATTTCTGCGTCATCCGGTACCTCAACATTTGAAAATGTTACTGTTAACGGAACAATTGACTTTACCCAAGCGGTACTTTCCGACGTAGCAGATCCTACTAATGCACAAGATGCGGCTACAAAGAACTATGTAGACACTGAACTATCCGCGCTAGTAGATTCCTCGCCGGATACATTAAACACTCTGAATGAGCTTGCCGCCGCTTTAGGTGACGATGCAGATTTCTCAACCACAGTAACAAACAGCATAGCAGAAAAACTTCCATTAGCCGGTGGCACTATGACCGGGGCTATTGCTATGGGAGACAATAAAGTAACTGGTGTTACTGATCCTACGGATACTCAAGATGCTTCTACCAAAGCCTACACGGATACTCAACGTGATACCCGCCTAGCTTTAGCTGGCGGTACTATGACCGGCAACATCACACTAGGCACAAACAAAATCACGACAACGGCGGATCCTACTAATGCAGATGATCTCGCTAGAAAAGGCTATGTAGACGCTATCCACGGTTCCGCAGTAGCGGCCGCGACATCAGCTACTAATGCTTCTAATTCAAAGACCGCCGCCGCTAACAGCGCGACAGCCGCTTTAGCAAGCCAGAATGCGGCCTTGGCGAGTCAAAATGCCGCCGCCGCTTCATACGATAGTTTTGATGATCGTTATCTAGGGGCCAAGTCTAGCGCACCTACAGTAGACAACGACGGTGATGCTCTCGTAATCGGTGCATTGTACTTTGATACAACTGCACAGATCATGAAGGTATACGGGTCTTCTGGGTGGCAATCTGCCGGTTCAGCGGTCAACGGTACATCTGAGCGTTACAAGTACACAGCTACAGCTAACCAAAATACCTTTAGTGGTAACGATGACAACGGCAACGCACTCGGATACGACGCTGGGTTCCTTGACGTATTTTTGTCAGGTATCCGTCTCGTCAATGGTACAGACTTCACAGCTACTTCAGGAACTAGCATTCAGTTAGCTTCTAACGCGGCTGTAGGTGATATTTTAGAGATTGTAACTTACGGCACCTTTGTTCTGTCTAATCAGTCACTCAGTGACATGACTGACGTTAATACGGGTGGGGTAAGTACGAATGATGTCTTAGCCTACAACGGTACTAACTTCGTACCAACCTCTAGTCCTACAGTCACCGGGCTAACTACAACTGGTAATATCAACCTTGGTGACAATGATAAATTAGTATTTGGGGCGAATACAGATTTAGAAATTTTTTACAATGGCGCAACAAACGTCATTAAATCCACAACGTCTAGTATTGAATTAAAAGTAAATGGTGGTGGTAATTTTAAAGTTGGCGACGAGTTTGGAAATTTCTTGTTTGCTGTTAACGACAACAGTAATGTCGAGTTATACCACGGCACATCCCCAAGTCTAAAATTTGAAACTACTGCAACTGGTGTCACAGTAACCGGAGAAGTCGTAGCCTCAAGTCTCGATATATCAGGTGATGTTGATATTGATGGCACAACTAATCTTGATGCTGTAGATATCGATGGTGCTGTCGATATGGCAAGCACTCTGTCGGTAAATGAAATAGACCTTAAAGCTATCGCTGAGTCGAAGTCTAACACTGCCGTAGACATATTCGTCTATGACACTAGTAAAGACTCTGACGGTGGTGCATGGAGACATCGCACACAGCACACTAGCTGGTACAACGAGTCGTTAAACACTAGCACTCGTGGAGCAACTAAGAAGTTCCCAAGCGTTGCTGTGATTGTTGCCGAACCATATAAGATGATTATCTATGACGGAGACGATCCTGATCTCCCTATGTGGATGGTGTTTAATGGGCAAAGCGCAGGAGGTTACTTAGGTTATGGTATCGGCGGGGGTAGAAGCCTATCCTCGGTATTGGCACTAAACGGCTCTATACATACAGGTGGCTTGGTAGGAAACTGGGCTACTACAATCAATTTTATAACCGAGCTAGGAACCGGAGTTGGTGTTGGAAGTACAGTAACTTCCCACACACAAATTGTTAATCGAAACACGGCGTCTGATCTTACAACTGTATCTACCACCAAAAAAATTGTTAATGGAGTTATCAACGACCTAGCAATAACAGTCCTCCCCAATGCACCTATAGATGCTGACACTGGACTACCTGTGTCAACCATAGCGGTTGCTACTGATGGTGGAGTGAGTGTTATTAAGGATGATGGGACTGTTGATTCTACAATTAGTACTGCGGTAAACAAAATTACAGTTATGAATGGTTATTGGATGGCTTTTTGCCAAGGCGTTCTCACAACACAACTAAAAATAGGAGAAGATTTACCTGCGGGAAGTAGTGGCAGTCATTTGAATGGTTTATGGAACAATAACGCTTGGTATTACGGTGGTTCAATGCCCAACACTCGCCCTCCTCTCCCTACAAGAGCGCATAGTATGGCGCAAGGATACCCCGCCTTTGGATCTAATACAGGTGAGAAAGGTATATCTTTATTAACCGGCTTATCGGATGTAGGTGAGTCAGCTTGCCATATAACAGACTCTTTCAACACAGGTTGGATGAACGGCGACATCAAGTTAGCTACCCTTTCGGATACTGATGATACAAATGTTACTGGGTCTGAGTTGATTACTAATGGGGGCTTCACAAACGGAACCTCTAGCTGGGTGGCTTCTCAGTCTACCGTATCAGGTGGATCTAATAAGTTAACACTAACACCGAATAGTGGTGTCAATGGTGGTATTTATCAATCCATAACTACGGTGGTGGGTAAGTCGTATGTCGCTCAAGTTAAAGTTTTGGCGGATGCTGGTTCATATTCTAGGTTAATCGCGGCTAATAGTACTGATATTAACGCTATAACGTCTACTAACCTCGCCGCAAAAATGAATATGGGGACGGGTACACATAGTATAACTTTTGTAGCGACTGCGACCACTACAAATATCTGGTTGGTAGTAGGTGGTGGTACAGGACAAGCAACTGAATTTGATGATGCTACATCCGCAATCCTAGCCGAACACGACCGCAGTGTTAACAACAACAATGTTCAAGTATTCGGCA